ATGATAAGTCTTGTTCATCTGTGGCTATATATAAAGGCACAGAATTTCTAACTTTACCATCCAATAATTGCTCAAGATTTGAATATAAATCTTCCGTCCATTTTGTTTGTGTAAATTTAAAATCACCCCTTCTTATATGAACAGCATCATAATCACCGGGCATTAATTTATTAGCTTGTAAAAAAAACTCTTGTTTAAATTTAACACCGTTTTTTACTTTTTCTTGTATTATTTTGCGGGCTATATCATTTGGGGGATATACGTGATATCCAAAATGCCCAAATAAATTTCTAGGAAAATGTATTATTTTATCGTTAGACATTATATTATACAAAAAATCCCTATTATCGCAATTAAATTGATTAAAATGATTTATGTTTTCTATGCTATGATATATTAGTGATCTCCCAATAAAATTTTGTGGGCCCCAATTTTTATCTTCATCATTAAACATTATGCATTTTATATCTTTACATATGCCGTCATAATTTTGCTGGTCAGAAGAATATTTTATAAGTTCAGTGTCTTTATATTCTACACATTCAAAATTATCAGTAAAAGCTTTTTTATCTAATATTTCCCAAATATCCCAAAATGTTTTTTTATCATGATGCTCAGCTAAAAATAAACAATAGCCCGGTGGGGGTAAAATAATTTTTCTTCCAGATACATATGACATAGCCCCAACCATTTCATAACACATCCTTATATTATTAAAACCACCCCACCACCAATCAAAAGAAATATATTTATTTTCTTTCATTTTTTTTACAAACAATTAATTTTCTATCAGAATAATTACCAAATTCTCGTCTATAGATAGATTTTCCATTGTCTGGTGATTCATATATATATATTTTATCCTTGGTATGGTGCAAATGGTTCATTGTATGTATAATGTGTATATAAATTATCAAAATAAGTTCCTTGATATGGATCTAATCTACCATGCATGCAACACCCAGATTCAAACATAATCATTTGCCCGGGTTCTACATCTACACCCCACCATTGTTTATCATGATCTTGTATATTAAGATTCCAAGGCGCATCTTTACCCATTGTAATACTTGATGCAACATGATGAGTATCTTGTCTATCAAAATGGGCCTTAAAAACAGTATTATTACTATAGCTTCTAATACCGTAAACAACAGCAGGTTTTAGTTCTCTTCCGCACCATTCTTGGTGTATATCTAATAAAGCATTTTTTATAAATACCACTTTTTCTGGGTGCTGATTAATGTCTTGTAAAAAACTTATTTGCTTTGAATAATGTTCTTTTCCTGGATAATTTTCTTCATGCATTTTAGACCTATCATAGAATTCGCTTAAAATGCTATACACAGCTGCCGGAACATCTACAACTTGAAAACCTTTTTCAGTTGCTCTTGTTATTGGTTGTAGCGGAGAAGGATCATATGGTATATAATCTCTTTGCTCTTTTACTAATATCATGATTTAAAATAATTTATATTTAACAATATACTTTTTGTAATACAGAGCCTGATGAGCTAACTTGTATTGCAGCACCGCTTGGCCCAACATATAGCCATTGATTTCCGCCGTTAAATGTTGTTGTACAAGTAGCTTCAGTATAAATAGTGTTTCCAACTTCTGGCTCTGTTCCACTTCCATTATGTCTTCTTCTTGCGCTTGTATCTGTTGATGCGCAAGCGGTTGATGAATCACTGTAAGTACTAGCACTTCCAAACCATTGGGTACAAGACGCAGCTACAGGAGCAGGAGTTGGACTTGGGGTTGGTGAAGTTGGCACCGGAACTGGCGCTGTAGGCACAGGCACAGGCACAGGTGACGGTACAGGCGCAATTGGTGTTGGTACAGGGCTAGGTGATGGCGCTACAGGACTAGGTACAGGTGTTGGACTTGGTGCAACCGGTGTTGGGGTAGGGGTTGATGATGATTGACATTCTGAACAATTATTAAATTCTTGTACTACTGTTTGCGTAGGGAAACCATTAGCTTGATAACTATCTATTGTATAACATATACCATTTGAGGCTTCTATTACAATACCTACACTTAAATTAGCGTCATAAGCTATTTGCTGATTTGCAATTTCGCCGCTACAAAGTGCTAAATTCCAAACAGGTGTTGCTACAGGAGCAGGAACAGGTGCAACCGGTGTTGGGGTAGGGGTTGGAACGGGTGTTGGTGAAGAACAAGTACTAAATGTTGAAATTGATCCGCCATTATCTACAGTTAATGCATTCCCGGATCCAGGGCTACTTACATCTTTGAAATAAGTATAATTACCAGCATAAGGTGTTGTTAAAGTATTATTTAAATATAAAACATATCCGTTGTTATATGCATCTTGTAAAGATGATGCGTTTTGGCTTAAATATACAGTTACAGGTGTACCGGTTCCGTTACATGCATCAGTGCTTGTACTCCATCCTTGTAAAGGATTTGTTCCAGATGAAACATTAGCGTATAATGTTAATTGATAATATGCCGCTGTCGGAGCTGGTACTGGTACCGGTACTGGTGCTGGTGTTGGAGTACATCCAGATTGTCCACTAACTATTTGAATACTACCGCCGCATAATGTACCTGGAGAAGGAGTTCCAACAGTATTATCCCAAATATAGTAGTCGCTTGTTGTAGCGTCAATATAAGCTTGAGAGGATAGAACAGGTGTAATGCTTGTATAACATTGTCCTAACGCTGGGTTACATGCATCTAATTTGTAATATAATGTACAATTAACAGGATTACCTAAACTACCGCCGGTACTATATCTAGCAATAGAGCCATCACTATACCAGGCATCAAAAGGTGCTACAAATGAACTAGGACTAGAACTCATACAGCTTGAAGTGCTAAATGTTCCTCCATCAAAATAATATGGATTTGATGAAGTGCTTGCATTAGCACAAGCTATTGCACTAGTTCCTCCTGAGCCTACATTTATAGTAGACGCATTAGACCAAGTTGCAGCACATCCTGCAGTTGGCGCGGGTACAGGTACAGGTACGGGTACAGGCACTGGAACTGGCTCAGTTACTGGTACAGTTGTAGGAGCAGGTACAGGGACAGGTGCTACAGGCACAGGTACAGGTACAGGTACAGGTGCAACTGGTGCGGGAACCGGGCTAGGTGCTACAGGTGCGGGAACCGGAACTGGAACAGGTGTTGGTGTAGGCGTTGGTGTGGGTGTTGGTACAGGGGTTACATCACTTGCAAATGATAATACATATTGTTTTGAATGAATATCATAAGTACCTATAATATTTTTTGGTGTTATTAATGTTTCCGATGGAGTTGGAGTTGTGGATGACAAATCAACTAATGAGCCTGAATATGATGTTATATTACCAAGACCTTGTATTGAAAAATCTTTAGGATCTATATCAGAAACGCTTTTTTGCGTACCCTGTACATTATTAAACCATTTACCTTCTTTTTCTACAAAAGTTAGTACTTTACCAGATTGTTTATCTGTTTGTATTGAATCGGCAGACCAATTTGCAGTACCTTCATATCCTAATGTTTTAAAATTTTTAACAGATGAAGGATTTTGATTATAAATAAATTTTACTTTAGAATCATATTGAGTGTTATAAAAATTATTATAATTGCTTCCGCTATTATAATGTTTCCATAATTCTCCATTTTTAAATGTGTAATATTTACCATTTAATGATAGACCTGATTCAGGTACAAAACTTAATCTTGATGTCCATCCATTATTTTCTTCTCTAAATGATATAGATTCTTCTAATGTTTGTTGATTAAATTTATCTCTAAAATAGTCAGACATACCATAATTAGAAACAACCGTTAATCCATCAAGTGATAATCTTAAAACAGCATTTCTTGCTTTATCTGTAAAATATATTTGATAACCATAATTAGCAAATGATTCTGGATTTTTAGATATACCAAATTCACCTGCAAATGGTATAGCTTGCCCTAATACTGCATTAGTAGCGGTTAGATTCACATTGCCATCAGCATTGTATAATGCATCTTTATTGGCTAATATTTTTATAATTTTATCTTCAGTAAAAGCTATAAGGTCATTATCCCTACCGTATAGTTTTTGAATACTTCCGTATTCTCTATTCAATTCTTTTGTTATAGCCTCACCAGTATTAAATTCATTTAATCTATTTACACCATTTCTTGAATTAAAAATACCAGAAAATATTAATCCACTTTTATTTGTTTTTTCTTTAAAACCGTCTTCAACTACTACAGATACTCTAACTTGATTGTCTATTGTATTTTCATTAAAATCGTCTCTTATTCTATTACTTTCTACTCCATTTCCAAAATCAAAACAATTAAACCATTTTAATTGCTTAGCAACAGTATAGTCAGCTATATCATAAGACTCTTCAGTCTCATAATATAAATCGAGTATATTTTGGTCTGGTACTGTTTCAAAAACTGGAGACGCCCAAGATCCTGTAAATGAAGGTGTTAAGTTTGCCGCAGTTGCAGCGCTAAAAGTATCTTTTTCAATTTTTAAGAAAAAGTAACCATCAAAATTTTCAGTTGAGGATACACTATCTGGTTTGCTACTACTAATATTAATGACTTTATATTTTAAAGAGGGATTAGCCTCTGGAAGTGCGCTATCAGCTCTTTTCTTTAATATTATATAATCTTCTTCATTTATTTTATTTATTTCATAGCTAGGTATAACTAACCATAAAAAATTAGAACTTGGCGTTTCATCAAAAGCTTTATAAATTACTATATTATAATAGCCTTGAGAATTTTCTTTAATAAAGTATTTAAATGTTTTAATCCTAGAATCAAATGTTATACCTGATGGCAGTGCATTCATTGACACTTCTATTCTTTTACCTGGATCAGTTAAATTGTTTAATCTTGGAAAATCGCTTTTTATAATACCACTATCATTAGAATAAACAGTAGTTTGTCTTCCATATTCATCTTCAAATACAATACCTAATTGATATTTACGATGCGCTTTTATAGACCTGCTTAAAGGTGCCGCACCTCTTCCAACAATACTAACATTAAATGATGGACTATAAGGTTGATAATTTGAATTAGAGTCTAAAGTTATATTTAAACCATCTATATAATTTCCAAATATTATTCTATTGCTTGATATTTCCATAGCTTTAGCTTTATATGGAATATTATCATAGCTTCTTAATAATTGAGATTCTGGTAATACACTATAAACACTTTCCCCTGTTATTGTAGTTGTACATATATATGGAAATAAGTTTGTTCCATATCCATCTAAATCTTCTTTTTTAATACTTTTATATATGTATATATTAGTATTATTAGATTCTTTATATAGAATATCAACAGATTCAATATTTGTATCTTGTACATTAATTTCACCAAGTAATATAGATCTGGTTTGATTTTGCATTGAGGTATTATAACCTTTTTCAAAATCATATTCTATAACTCCATATGGTCTAAATGCAATTTCTGAAAATGGAGAAATAACAGAATATTGATTATTTTTAAATTTCCATCTATAAGCAAATCTTACAAATTTATCTTCAAACATTATATCGCCGGCTTTAACGTTTGAATTTGTAAAAATTAAAGATCCTCCTAGTATACTTTCATTTTTTAAAAGTACTGCTGTTACTGTAGTGCCAGCTATAGATGTAAATGCACATTTAAATACACTAATATAATATGTATCAGCAATATAAAATATTTGATTTGCAGTGAAATTAGGATCTGCTGAAAATGTTATAGTTGTTGAACTACCTATACTAATTCCTGTAAAATCTCCTGTTGCAGTAATATCAATATTATTATTCTGTACATTAGCTCCTGTAGTATTGATAACTAATGATGGCGCATTTAAAGGTTTTTTCTTTATTAAAGTTATATCGCTTTCTGTAATGTTTCTATTTGCGTTAAGAATATCATCAAAAATAACTGTAGTTGTAGAAAAATTACTTGAATTAGCTTTAAATAATTCAATATCTATTATTTTTGGCTCTGAATTATCATCAGTCCATGCTAAATAACCTTCTATAATATTTATAGCTGTAATTTTATTTGTAGGGAATTTTATAATAGACTTAGATGCGTCTACTAATATTGGAGCAATTACTCCGGTAGATTCAGTATATTCAGCTATAGCGTCAACAGAAGCTCCATAAATAAACCAATATATTTTATCATTTTCAGTATCTGCAATGCTGCCAATACATTCAGCACCAGAAATATTAATACTACTTAACTTGGAATTTCCAGGTATATTATGTAAACTTCCGGCATCACCATTTTCGCTTACACTTGCCTGTATGTTTAAAGCATCTTTATATTCTCCAGATGGCAATATACGCTCATCTGCGTCTTTATTCATTTTTCCCTTAAGAAAAGTATTTTTAATTTCCGGCATTTAATTAGTGTTTAATTTGTTTACCTTTACCACGCATTATTTGCTCAAGCTCTTTAATCTTAATATTATTTAATCTTAATTTTGCTTTTCTTTTTGCAGCAATACTTTCTTTTCTTAATCTTTGCACTCTATACTCAGGAGTATCCATTTTATTAGACACAATTGCATAAGCTATATATTTATAAACCGCTTCTTCTGCAAATTTGTGTACTTTCATTTCTTCTTCTGTAGCAAGACTATCAGATATATATTTTAATGTGATTATTTTACCTTGTAAATCACTGCTAAAAGATATTCTTCCACCTATTTCATCAATATAATAGGCGCCATTTTTTGTTGCTGTTTCTGGATTAATACCATAACGCTTACCATAATCAACATTATAACCATACCCTTCTTCTAAAAAATCTATATTCGTATCTTGTCTAGAATTATCAATACCTGTTGCAGCATGCCATCTTGTTTCTGTTTCAGATTTATTAGCATATAATAGATTACCATTTTGATCAAATAAAAATCTATAATTTTGATCTTGTAATGGTGCTTCTGGCGTAGAAGACAATCTATTAGACATGATTAATTGTTCTAGCCCAGCATCATCTACAAAAGATAATTGAACATAATTAACATAATCATGAGGCAAAACCATTGATAATGACGGGGGTACTTCAATTTCCATTGATTTAATAGAACGTAAAGTATCATAGCTTAATTCTTGAAGAGCACGTTGCGCATGGAAAGCTACTTCTGTTCTTTTTGCAGTATTAATTATTTTATCATCACCTATATAAGAAATAATAAAATTATTTATAAGATCAGCTAATGTTACGTATTGGTAAGTTCCAAATGCAGTACCATTGTAATATTGTTCATGCGTTTGTGTAAGTAAAGCCATTTATTAAGATTTTTCTTGAGTTATTTTTTTATTTTCTTCGGCTTCAGCAATTTCAGTTATTTCAAGTTGTCTTATTATAATACCAGAATAACTTAATATTTTTATAACCAAGCTTGTTTCATCAATTTCATGCAATTCACAATCAATAGTGTTAGAAGCATTATATAAAGCAGTGCCATTGACTTCAGTATAAGCCCATTGTACTTCATTTGGTTTTCTAACGTAAGTACAGCTAATTCCACTATTTATAGTAGTAGGATATACTTTTATTCCCCAATGCCCACTTGAATTATCTATATTTTGTATAAATACAGGTCTTGCAGTACTTGGAGCAGCTAATGGAGATTGGTTATAATATAAAACTTCTTTTGCATCTACTTTTTCAACCTCAATATTATTATATATAACAGTTCCTAATTTATGTAAGTCTGACGGAAAATGAAAATGATCAGTCATATATGTTAATGTGCCAGACTTTTTAAACCTACTAATTTTTTCATCAATAAGTTTTACCATATTAGAGTACTCTGTATTATTATCACGCATTCTTTTGAACTGTTGAAGATCATAAAAATATTGTTCAAATATTTCTAATTGTGCCTGATTTGCTTTTAGATTAAACTCTTGCGGTGTTATATATCCCCTTTGCTCTTTGTTTAATATAGCAAGTACTCTTTGATAAACGGTATCGATGCTAATCATATGTTTTTATTATTATTATGAAGGGCCACCCTATTGTGACCCCTCACAATAAGATAATTTATTTAAGTTTCTTTTCTATAGATTTATAGACTTCTGTTCCTTCATCTGTTTTTAAATATGCAGCAAATGCTGAATATGGATTTTCTTCAAAAGGTACAGCCATTAATTTTTTATTATTACTAGCCCAATGAAAAGATCTTTGATCAGGTGATAATTGGATAATACCAGCTTCAACAGCTTTAATTCCAATATTTCTTAATTGAACATTATCATCTTCAACTAAACTAATAAATAATTCAGGATTACGTTTTGCAAATAAAAGTAAATCTCTTCTAATTTCTGAAGAAGTCATTTTTGATACTGCAGATCCTGATTCAACTCTAAGTACAGCTTCAGCGTGATCTATATCTAAATCTTTTGCTAAATTAAGTGCTGTAATTTCAAGTTCAATATCATAAAGGTCATCTTTTGCTTCAACCACCGCATCTAATTCTCTATATGTCATATCTTTTTGTGGATGATATATAGATAATAGTTTTTGTAATGCTTGATCTGATTTTGATACAAATAATGATCCATTTCTAAATACAATATGTCTTAAGGTTGAAAACCCATCTTGTTCATCACGGAATGGTGATTTTTGATTTGAAGCATATCGTAATTCTCTTGCATAGCCTTTTTCTTCATCAAACCACATTAGTGGATTTCTACTATGATGTTTTGAAGCTAATGTAAATGTAATTGGGGCTTTATTGCCCATTAAAACATAAGTTCTATCTTTTACAACCCAGTCTTGTTCTGAGGCTGTTATTTTCTTTTCTTTTGTAGCCATAATATAATATAATAAAATTGTAAAAAAGTAAAGATAGAGGCGCCTTAATGACGCCTCATCCTTACATTACTAATTATGCAGACTGAGTAACAGACTTGAATAATACAAAGTTGTTAGCTCCTTGTACACATAAACATCTTTCAGATAAGAAGTGTACATTCATTTCATCAACATCAGAAGTATAAACTCCACCTACAGATCCAGTGATCCAAGATTTCATTTTTCTATCATCAGCTTCAGAAGCTCGGTAACGAACATGTAGGAAAGGACGCTTAATGTTCTTGCCTAATTGTTGATCGTATACAGTTGAAGTACCAGCAGGTACAAGTACACCATCAATATCTTCAGTAAGACCACGAGTAGCAGCGTCATTTAAATATTTCCAGTCAGTTTTGTAGAAGTCATAAGAACCTCTGCGGAAACCGCTGAATCCTAAATTAAGAGCCATATCCTCACTGTTGTTGAATACTCCATAAGAAGATCCACCGTTATAGTGAGCATTTACAGCACCTAACATATCATCAAATGCAAGAGCAGTAGCGCGATTTAAGAAAAGCATGTTTTCTTCAATAGCACCTTGCTTGTCAAGATTTTTTAGAATTTCATCAAAATCTTGAAGAGCAGTACGATCAGCACCGGCATTAGAAAGAGTTCCTTCTCCTGAATTGAAGTTTTGGTAGATATTACCTCTGCTTTCAATTGCAGCAAAAAGACCTTCAGTACCTTTGTATCCAGCACCAATAGCAGCAGAACCACTAGCAGCTAATTCTCCTTCTACCATTGCCATTTCAAGATAATCTTCAAAACGAAGTCTTGTTTCATGCTCTGATTTTAAATACCAAAGGTATCCAGAAGCACCGTTTTCAGTTGTTACTTCAACCCATCCAATTTGAGCAGTATCAGAACCAGAGATAGAATATTTATCTTTAATAATGATAGGTGAATTGCTAAATTGTTGGAATCCAGCATCAATTGAACCAGCCATTCCAGCAGTTCCTTTTGCAAATTCAGAACCATAAACAAATACTTTTACAGTTACCGCAGTACCAGTTGAAAGTCCAGCAGCATCAAGATCAGCTCCGCTATAAGGTTTTACAGTGAAAGTATCTGTTGCTACAGCAGTAACTACAGCTTTAACAGTTACAAGACCTTCAGCAATAGCTACAGTTTGGCCAACACGTACAGCGTGTCCAGCTTCAGTAATTACACCAGTGCTAGTATTAGCGACTGCTGCATCATAAGCAATATGTAATCTTCCTTGTTCTGACCAGATAACTTGATCTGAAGCAGAAGGAATTTCAGCTCCTACCATGCGTAAGAAAGAAGAAACAGAGCGATTTCCGTAACGCTCAACTTCCTTTTCGTATACATCTGGTAAAAATTGTTGTGCGAAAGTTCCGCCGCCAGTTGAACTATCAAAAGTAAGATAGTTACCAGCAAAAAGTGATTTGGTTGGTGAAGGCGTTAACCCAGCAGGAAACGATCCACCTGTTGCAAATAATCCCATTTTAGTGTTATTTTAAGTTATTGTTTTAGTTTTATTCTAAGTTTTGAACTATCATCACCACTAATTGCTCTGATTTTTATGCCAGAATCTGTTGTAACCGCTTCATGAGTACCACGTGGATTCATATCTACGTTTTTAGATTGTGCCATTGCTTCTTTAATAGCATCGGCTCTTCCTTGCTCATAAAAATGATTAGCAATAGAATCAGCATTCATAGCTGTAAATAATGCTTTGTGATAACCTGCTGCATCAGACATATTGTTATTGTTATCAACAAACTTGCTGACTAATGAATTAATATCTGATTGTGAAGATTTCACGTTATTAACATCACCTACATTAAATCTATATTTGTTATTACCAACCTTATATTCAAAACCTTTGAATGAGTCAGAAAACAATTCATTTGTTTTTTGTTCAAATATAGATCTTTGCTGTTTAGCTAATTGTTGTGATTGATTTTGTTCTTGTTTATAATTATTGTAAAACTCAACCGCTTCTCTGGCTTCCGGAGATAACTTTGAACTTAACTTAAGATCATTGTAATATTTACTCTTTAGGCTACTTAGATTTGATTTTGCTTCAGCAATACTTTCTTTTAATAATAATTTTTTTCTTTTAATATCTCTTTCTTCATCAACTTCTTCGTCATATGAAAAAGAGTCTTCCATTAGAAAACTTATTTCGTCTTCTGATAGATGTGGTTTTGTTCGGCGATAGTGTTCACGAAGTATTTCCATTTCGTTCATACTATCATAATCTTTATTAAGATTTACATAATCTTCAAGCGATCCACCTGTTTCCCGCATAAAATCTACCAATTTGGTAATATTTTCTGGTAACTCGCTGGCTTCTTGATTATTATTTACACTTTCTGATTCTTCTTTAAGCTTATTTGGTATATCTTTTATTTTATCCGCTAAGCTTACTTTTTGTTCTACCTTTTCTTCATTCTGTACGAGCTCGATGACTTGGTTTTCTTCTCCCACGCTTTGCAATTCCACTGCGGGGTTTTCCCTGCTTTCGTCGCCCTGTTGTACTGGCTCCAACACGCTGCTCTCTGTGCTTGATTTTTGAATGGCATTTTCTTTTTGTTTAGGTTTTTTTCTTAAATCAATTTTAATGGTACCATCTTCAGCTTTTGTAATATTGGTATCATCATCTTGTGTCTCAACAACTTTTGCTTCCGCTGGTTGTTCTTGTACTTGTTGTTCAACCGCTTCTTGTGCAGTTGCTTCAACATTGGTTGTTTCTTCAGCCATAATAAAATAATATATAATTAATAAAAATGTAACTTATGTTACCTTGGTTCAAACATTTCTAAATTAAATCCACTACCCATTGTATCATTTCCAGCAGATTCAAATGCTTGCTCGCCTTTTCTATCCTTACGTTGTTCTATAAGTTTAGATTGTTGCGATGCTTGTATTCTTGTTCTTTCGTCTTTACGATCTTCTTTATATTTTTCTTTGTCATTTAGCATTTGAGAATCACGATCCTTTAATGCCATATTAAGATCAAACTCATATTTCATAAGTTCTTTCTTAAGCTCTTTTTCTTGTTGCATTTTTTGCATTTCAAGATCAGCTTCAATTTGAATAAGCTGCGCTTTTTGGTTAGTTAATGCTTCATTTTTTTGCACTTCCATTTGTGCTGCAACTTGAGTGTTTTGCGAATTAGCATCTGCTTGTGCTTGTATATTAGCTTGTTGACGTTGTTGATCTTGTTCAAGTTTTTTACGTCTACGTACTTTTAATAATTGATTAGCAAGCTTAATATTTTTTATTTCTCTAATATCAATAGCATCTTCAAGATAAATTTGATCTTTAGCTAATGCTTGTTGAATATTATTTTCAAGTAATTGTTTTTCTTCTTCGTCTGGTGCTAATTCAATAAATATACCAAAATCATGCAAATGCATATTTTTAATATCATCTAAAGCCCCAACATTAAATCTTCCAATGCTAGATATAAATGCATCCCTAGTTGGTGAAAATTCTAATACATCAGATATTCTTAAGCTAATAGCTTCTGCTGTTCTTACAGTTAAGAATAAGCTTGATTGTAATATATGACGTGTTGCAGTATTTGAATTTGCTGCAGCAAGTTTTTGTAATCCAACTAAAGCATATTTATCAGGTGTAGAACCATCACGAGCTTCATTTAATCCCGTAACATCTCTAATCATTTGTAAATAATAATTATAAGTACTAATAAGCGAACTTATTTTATTATTACCACCATTTGATGTTAATTCTTGAATAGGTACTTTTCCGGGGTTCATATCCCCATCTTGTGTATATGATCTACCAATTACAGAACCCGTTTGGAAAAACATGTTTAACGCTTCTTGTGGATTGTAATTTGTACCATTGCCTAAATCAATTTCAGCTAAACCATCAGCATCAAGATAAACCCCATCTGGAATCATTCTTGATAATACTTGCTGTAGCTTTAAATGAGTTAATTGAATCATATCGGCAAATCCAGTTATACGACTTACCAATGACTCAATTCTTCCTTTATATATTCTAGGTGCTACAACATTATAATTCATCATTACTTTAGTTGTATCACTTTTAGGTCTTACCATATTTTTAGCAAGCTCCCATTTTAATAATTTTTTAGTGCCTAATACAAATGCACCATCATAAACCACCTCTATTGATCTTGCTGCTTTTTCAAAACGAGTTCTTTGATCTTTTGGTGGATTGAATTGATCATCTTTACGTATGGCTTTATCTGCCCCACTTGCGGTTTGCTTGATTTTAAATACTTCGTTATTATATGTTTTATAATTAAAATACAATATTTGAATAGTATTAGCATCAAGTACACTGTCTTCATTTATAAATCTATTATGAGACGCAGGCGTTTGCACGCCTTGTTTGGTTAACTCATTCAAATCTTCATCAGTAAGATCTGGGAATTGCATTTTTAACTCATTGATAGTCACGCTTTTAACTTCTCCAACATAATATATGTCATCAAAGTATGGTGATTCAGTATACGAATAAACTAAGTTTGCTGGATCTACATATTTAATTTTGATACCTTCAGACTTATTAAATTCATTTTTAGTAGAACCAATACCAATAACAGTTAAATCATAATTTATACGACGTTGTGTTAAATCATAATTATTTTTATTAAATACTGCATTGATTGCCTGTTCTTCTGCAATTTCAATAGATTGTTTATATTCAAGTTGCATATGTAATGACAATTCTTCTTCACTTTCAGGTAAAGTAGCAGGATCATTATTATATACATTAATACCAAGTTGTTGTTGAATTTTATCTGATATCTCTCTAGTTTGCATATCAGTTAGTATAGACTCAACATATTTTGTTCTTTTCTCTACAGATGATGGGTCTTGCGAAAAAGCTTTAATATCATAAAGCCTATCTGACATACCATTAACAACTATATCTACAAATTTAGGTATAATTGGTACAGGTTTCCAGTCAAGGTTTAAATAAGAAAGATCACCATTTATGGAAAGCTCATCTTTATATTTTTTAACAGATTGTTCTCCTCGTGCATATAAGCGAAGTCTATGATACTCATCTCTATTAGAATAAAAACGAGTGGCACCTGAATCTCTTTTGAACCATTCATGTTCAATAGCACGGGCTACTTTTAATCCGTATTCTGAACTAGCCTTTTCAGCATCACTTGCTATTTGACTTGGAAATGAACTTTTTAATATTGTTTCAGCCATGCTATTTAATTATTTGCGAGTGCATTCCTTTGTTATTAAATCTTTTTATTTGTATACCTAAATTTTGTTTTTCGTATTTTGGTTTTGGATGATATAAGTGCCTATTACAAGCCATAATAGCGAGCCCGGAACTAATAGTAGCGTCATATTTTGTTCTTTTATTTATATCAAATTTTGCCCAATCATTCAATGTTCTATTGAAATATATATTACCAGAATTACCTTCTTCGTTATAACCTACATATTTATCTATATATGATTCAATTGCAGCTGCATGAGCTTGCTTTATATCTTCAGAGGTGTTGGGTATTCCACCTATTTCTCTTTCTGTTACAGATAAATTATTCCAAACTTTATCTGGTCTATTCATTGAAAATCCTCTGTAACCTCTTCGTTTTAAATGATATAGTAATCTTGGTTTGTTATTTTCCGCTAGTATTGGCATACCATAAAAAGCAATTGCCATAAGTACGTCTTCAAAAAATATTTCAGCGGTTTGAGGTCTTGCTACATATTCTAAAAAGAATGTATGCGGCGGTGCATCTTCCATACTAAATGTGGTTAATCCGTGCAAAGAACCTTTTGATCCTACTCCATCGGTTGTGCCTGATATATCATATGAGTCACATCCAAAAGCGCCTATATGTTCATTACCAGGTACTTTAACCCCATTCTTTACTATTACATTGTTTTGCAGATTCTTAGGGGGTACCCATGAAACTAAAAACCTACCTTGAGGATTAGGAGTAAACATTACTCTTGAATCTTTAATTCCATTTTCCCAAGAGAAAGATCCTTTTGTTACTAATCCGTCTCTTACAGCTTCCTCATTAAAATCAATTTGCTCATATATTTTAGCTAAATTGAATATACTATTTTTAGCTTCATCCCTAAATGCATGCTCTTCAGTGCGTGGAAATTGACGATAATATTCATTTAATCCGTCACTGTCGTGCTTTAATCCTTCAACTTCATTTTCCCAAAAGTCTATTACGCCTGTATCAATGTATTGACCATCGACTCCAAGTGTGGCTTCTTCTGGAGTATTAAAGACAGGGTATCCAAAAGCATCAATGTATCCTTCGTAGTTCCATTCCATAGGTATGAACAAACTATATAATCCCGAACTAGTCTGTCCATTTCTATTTCTTCGTGTAACATCTGAATCATAATAAAGCTTTTTAAAGTTATCACCTCCTTTGTCAAGAGCATTAGAGGTAGAGCCCATCATACATTTACCTATGATTCGACTACCAAGTCTTAGAGTTGTTTTTGTAACCCTCCAGTTATTTAATATATTATCAGGTCTTTCCCATTTACCAGATTCATCATGAACAAGTAATCTGAGTTTTTCACCATCATAACTATTGTCCCCAGTATTTTTCCAGTCTATTGTTGTATCAAGCCCCTCGAGTATTTGCTTTTCACTCGTTTCTGCAATTGACTTTCTTGTAAGCTTTGATGCGGGTACGCGGTATGCAAGTTCCGATTTCGGCCTATCCATTCCATCTTGTATCGGTTTGAAAAAGAAGGGGTAATTGACCGAGATAGGTACCACTTTATCGGTAAACATCTTCTTAGCATCAGATCCGGATTTTGATAATATCCCAAATCTAGCATCTGATGTAATTGTTGCCTGGTTAACAGTCTCTGCTGATGACATGAAACTAAACCCAGAGCGTCTGTTTTTAAGGTAGCACATTCCATAACATCTTTTATCTGCCTTGCATGCTTCCCAGAATATAAAGAATAATCTGTTTGCTTCCCTATAGTCTGGCTGCCCAACATCAATCTTGGTGTGCTGCAGGTACATGTAATGAGAACCAGTAATATAAGTAGGTATATTCTTGTTATAGAACCAATATCCTTCCTCGCGTTTGGTAAACTCTCTATCAATATATGCATACCATTTGTTTTTAAAAGCTTCAGGATAATTTTCCCAATCAAATATACTTTTTATATTTTTAAGCTCATTGGGCGGCTCGTGTGCAACCCATCTATTATTAGTGTTATCAATTTCTTTTGGTACAGATGGCAATGCTATACACAAATTCTGTATTTCAATTATTTCACCTATTGTACCGTCTTTACTGATAACTATAATATCGTATTCTTTATTATGACCATATTCCCATTTTTTATATCTGTTATTTTTTTTAATAACATTTTCTTTTATAGGATTTATAGTTTTAACTAAATATTGTTCGTACATTATTTAGATCTTCTTTCAGCAAAACCTTTTAAACTTTCTTTGGTTTCAACTGGTTTATTTTCCATTAAATTCTTTTCAGCTTCAATACGTGAAAGAATTTCAAAAGCGTCAAATATTGCAAGCTTTTTAGTAGCAGCAGCATTTTTTAATCTATCCGCAGCAAGTTCATCCTCGCCACCATCCACAATTATTTCTTCTTCTGCTACTCTTATAAGCTCGTGTACTGCTTTATATCCAGCTTGGACAATTTGTTTTTTAAGATCTTTTGCGTCCATTATATTAAATAAAATTATAATTATTAAATTTATCATTAAGGCACCTTTCTTTTATTGTTTTATGTGTAGTATTTAAAGCTTTTGCACATTCCCTTAATGAATTATATTGAATATTATCAACTTCTAATTTAATTCTATTTTTTTGACCCAGCATATCATTATGCTTTTGCTCAGCACTTAATTTTCTGCCTTTTAAGGTATTTGATATTTTTTTATTTCTTTCTTTTGAATATATAATATTATTTGCTCCCTCACCTCCATCAGTCATATTATATAAGCATCCTGTATTTAAATCTTTTCTGCCATATAAACAAATAAATTCTTTTTCCTTATCTATAGCCTGCTCTTTTGTTAAATTTTCAAAAAGAATTTCAACTTCATATTCTGATTTATTCAGAACGCTAAGCCAAGCTTTATTTCTGTATTTTTTAGAATATGGTCTATATTTATCTTTAAATATACCAATATAAAATGGTTCATTTTTATCTAAGCGTATATGCCTATAAACTCCCCACCCATTTTGGATTGTATTCGATTTCAGTTCCTTTGCGTTCATATTTAATTGAAATTGAATTAAGTGGTACTCTATATAATTTTTCTGAGTCAATTATAAACTCATATTCGCTATTTGGTGTAAAACCAATCAAATCATTATCTTGTAGTCCAAAAGCTTTTATATCGTCTCCTAAATGCTTTAAAACACCAATTAATGGTTCTTCTTTAGTATCATAAAATATATTTAGACTATGTATTGGTTTTACAAAGCAGAAACCGCTTGGAGTATACCATTTACCATTCCTTTTGTACAAAAATATTTGATCTGAAAAACAAAAGTATTTGTTTTCTTCAAAATAATTACGACTGTTTTTTTCATTGCCGCGAATATCATAATATCTTCTAAATACATTATGGTGAATAATTACTTCATCACCTATTTGTAAATCATATTCATCTTTAATAATAGGAGTTTCAATTATAATACCATTCCTATTTACAAATTTATGATCTTCTATTGATGTATTTAATATTAATTCCTTGTCTTCAACATTTTTCTTATTATTGTATCTTCCTTCAATTGGTTCTACAATATAAGCATGTGTATGCTTCATTAATAATCTAGATTAAATTCAATTGATATTGCCATGTTTTTATTAAAATGTTTCCAAGGCAATACTTCGTCATTCTTTTTTATATATATTACGTATCCTTCTTCTTCTTCAAGTATTTCAGATATTGTATGGCCTCCAAATACTTCTTGGCCAATTGAATAATGCATTGCGTCGTTTTTATAATCACGACCAATACTAATTTTTCTTATTAAATTCATTTTTATTTTATTTAATTTTTCTATTGTTTATGCTATTGCATTAAATCCGTAAATCTTTAATTGTTCCATTTTATTCGTTGTATAACGCAGAAATTTCATCGATATCAAGAACCCTTGAAAAAATATACATTTGGTCAACAATTACATTTGGTATGTGAAAACTACCATAAGACGAACGACCAAAAACGCATTGTGATGCATTTGGTAAATCGGTTCCATCAGCAGTGTAGCTTCTACTGAAGCTTCCATTTACATAAGTTGAAACGGTGTTAGTACTACTATCGTAAGTAACAACACAATGATAATAATTTGTATTGTCATAAGCGGGAAAATCGTTTGAAGAAAAATCGTCATAAGCGCCTCCGCCATAAATTTGTCTATTTGTTCCGTCATCTCTAACAGAAAAGACATAACCTGTTGAAATACTACCTTTACTTAACAATTTATGAACCGAATTTGTCGGAATTCCGTTAAATTTTAGCCAAGCAGAAGCACTATAAGATTCAAATGCACCGCCCGAAGTAAAATCCATTGAAATTGTGGCATATTCACTGCTTCCATTAAAATTTGTTCCATAAGTATCGAATTTGGAATTTGTTGAATATTCAAAAGTTCCACTTGCAACACTCATGTTGTAGTTTCCCGTTTCATCATTTAAGTTGTTTTCAAACTTATACAATGCATCGTAATCGGTAGGAATACCACCTGCAGCACCACCCACTTGGTCAATAAGTCTTTTATTTAATCCCATTTATATAAAACTTGGAAGTTCATAATCAATAACACTTGCCTTTGTTGTTAAAGCATTTATTTCTGCCTCCTTATCATTTGCTTCATTTCTTAAATTAGCTCTTTCGTATTTAATTGTATCAGGAGTAACAACACCTGTTTCAGACTCTCTAACAATATACCAATCAGTTTTTGCAAGTTGTGAATTGTACATTGCTTTTAAATTAGCAATCTTTTGTTCTTTTAATTCAGCAACCGTTTGGGTGTATGTTCTTGATTCTACGGGATAAGTAAATACTTCAGCATCCGCATCAAAAAATATGTCGCCAAGTCGTTCCGATTGTTTTGTAGCTGGGGTCACTACAGGATAGAATCCATAGGAAGCTCCATCTGTTATGTTTAAATGTGTTCCATTCTCATCATTCCAAACCTTTGGGAGTTTAGAAAATGTTTTTATAGTTCCGTTTAAATCTATTGCTATCATACCGCTTCTTGACTTATAGATGCCCACTGTTCAGTTGCACCGTTGGTTGCTACTATTTGAATTAGGTTTGATACTGTCCCATCATATGTCCCAGATATAACCTTAACTGACGCTGGAAGAGTCAATGTAAAGTCCCCTGTGATTACAAGGTCTTTAACCATCCCAGTTGATACGTTTGAAAATGTCAATGTATCGTTTGCTGTTAATGTCTTAGTAAACACTTGAGCTGTATTAAAGTCTACATCGCTTGCAGATAATGCAGCAGCTGTTGTAAACTCAGCCCCAAGTTTATCATATGATACAGCATCGTCATTTAATACTGCTGATGTTACTCTAGTTAAAGCCATAATTATTTATTTATTCTGTTTTTTTTATTAATATTCAGCGTCTTTTAAAAACAAAGAGTTAAATATTGTGTTGTCCTCTAACGCCACTGCTTCATGAAAAACATTAGCCGGCAGCGTAATACTATTTGTTATTTTATTCAATATATGTTTTTCACTACCTATTGTTATAAGCATACTTCCTGAAAGAACATCTATTGTATGCTCCGCTTTATGTTCGTGTCCAGGTAATCCATAGCCTTTATTTACAAAATAATTAAAAACATTTACATTCCCAAAACTATAAGTATATTCTACGTCTTTAGCTAAAACCATATTAATAAAATAATCTTACTACTCCATTTGCTCCATTACCGCCTGTTCTACCATTATAATTAGAGTGGGCTTCGGGCTGGTCATTAATAGCGGCTGTGATAGTTGGTGCAAATCCATTACCCGCTGACCCTGTTGAATTTATAGTTGAATTTGTTCCAGATGTAGATAAGTTACCAAATGAGGTTTGTCCTCCCGCTGCTCCAGCGCTACCACCTCGTGGACCATTTGAACCGTTCGCATAGCCCCCTCTAAAATAACCACCTACACCACCAGCGCCTCCAGCACCGATAGTTACAGAAATTGAATCCCCAGGAGTAGTTGATATTGTTGTTGGAGAAGTATATACAGCACCACCGCCATTACCGCCCGCTCCACCTACGTAATTTCCTCCAGTTGAACCAGATCCACCTTTGTATGAACTAGCAGCCCCAACACCACCGCCAGCTCCGCCACCACCCGTAGCATATCCACAACCGCCACCAGAGCCGCCGCCGCCACCGCCGCCGCCACCAGCAGCTAATTCCACTTGAACGGATGTAATGCCAATAGGAACAGTCCATGTGCCCGAAGTCGTTATAAGCTCAGAAGTTTGATCTCTAAATGAAATAGAAAACGCCCGTGGCGTAGATTGCCCTTCGTTATCTGTAGCCGTAATTGTAAAATTAAAAGTTGTTACACCAGGATTGTACATAGTACCCGTAATGTCACCTGTACTCGTATTTAAAGAAAAACCATTTGGTAATGATCCTGATGTTAATGAATACGTTATTGTTCCGTTATCTGGCTCTGTTGCTCGTACAGGTATTGTTACATTTCCTGTATTAGTTCTTAATAAAGAAGCCAACGATCCAGAAGGAGTTGTCCATGCTGGCACCCCGTTATAAGATATACCATTTACAGAAGTTGCAACAAATCCGCCATTACCCGTTACTACTACATTGTAGTCTCCAGCAGATAAAGCAGGCGTTGTAAACCTTAATTCTGTTCCAGAAATATAGGTTACAGAAGATACTGTTGTACTCCCTATAGTTACTGTTGAACTTGGTATAAAATTTGTCCCTATAATAGTTATAGTTTCACCACCTGCAGGATCAGTAGCTGTATTTGATCCTGAATAACTAATAGATGTAATTGTAGGAGTAGTACCAGAACCTGATGATTCTGTAACTAAAAGCCAACCTCTTCCGCTGCCTGAATAAACAAGCCTAGCTGTTTGTTCGTTTGTATCTAATGTTAAATTATTATTTGCTCCTTTTATATTTAAAGAACCTGGATTTATAATAATATTATTAGTAGAAGCAGAAGAAGAATAATCTACTATGATAATCTCATCCCCTATTAATGGGTTTGAAGGCAATGTAACTGTTATTGCAGCTGAAGAAGTATTTAATAAATATCCCTCTCCGCTTACTGCTGTAAAATCTTCAGTTTTAGGGTCAGCTTGCCAGTCTGTCCCTAAAGAGCCGTCAATTAAATCTGTTGTAAGTTTTGTTAATGCCATAGTGCAAAATTACAATTTATAATTCAGCTGGTGCTGTTGGTTTTATATTTGGAAAATCTTCTGTTGTTGTCCAGTCTCTTAATTGTTGTCTGTATGTTATCCAAGCTGCGTGATTTGGAAAATCTGTTAATGGAACTATGAAGTCTGTTCTTGCGAGCTCTGTGTTTCTCCAAATTTTAGATTGAATTGCATTAGAATTGCTTATAGCTTCTTGCGATGCTTCAATATGATGTTTTTTAACAACAAGTCCATCTGAATATGTATACTCTATTAAATCATTATTAATAGGATTTTCATTTCTTGATGAATCAGTTAAGTTTATTTTATTAATAATAGTTCTCATAATTACAATGTTTGTAATAAACAGCCTGCTTGACCATATCCTGTCCCACTGGTTGCGTATGCTTGGTTCACATAATATTCTACCTTACAAGAATTTTCAAAATATAACTTAGGAAGATCTCCAGCATATATTGCAGCCTCTGTTGGTAATACTGATTGCCAAGATGTGGAAGCAGGGGTAAGCCCCGCTTTAATTGTTATATAGTCAGAAGACGCTGATGGATATTGAAGATACGAAGATCTTGAAAGTACCAGCGGGCTTGGTATTGAACTATTGGAAGCTGTGCTCCATCCAGTCCATATATTAGCGCCTAACCAACAACCAAGAAGCATTGCATAATTCCCTGACGTATTTACAGCATTTGCAAGTATTTCGTTTGTAAAAGTATATACAGTGCCATCAATTGTTAATCTAACGGAAGATTGAGTACCAACGGTGCTTTGAGCTTCATGAGGCGTAATAACCCAAAATAAAAATCCACCGTTTGTTGCGCCTGTAATGTCAGCTATAGTATTCCATTGAGCATCATTAGATGTTGTTAGTGCGTGAGTATAAAAATTTGGCGATAATTGGTATCCATTAGTAGTAGCCCAGCTAATGTCATTTGCGCTTGTCCCACCTACTCCAACATAATTTGTATATTGGCTTGCTTGTCTTGCCCATGCCTGCGTTGGCTTTGTATAAACATTGTTATATATTTCGCCACCTACTTCTTTTGTTATTGCCTGTGATGGACCGCCTCCTGCTGCTGGAAAAAAATCTGAAAAATTACTCATAATTTATTTATTTATGCCCCTTCAACGCCTATTAGTACCCACCCTTGTGTAGAGCCAGCGTATATAAGCTCAAATCCAGAGTTTAATTTATCTATTGTTAAATCTGTTGCGCTACCCATTATGTTTTCTCCATTTCTTGCTATAATACAAGTTGCAACACCTGATCTATTTGAAACCTTAATACTATCCCCATCGCTGGGTGTAGCTGGTAGAGTAAGAGTTAAATTTGCTGTTAATACATACAAAGTATTTTTAACTGCAGTTGTATCTGTTGAAATTACAGACACATTGATATTTGGATTAGAAACAACATTATTCAACCCCCCTGTTGATTTAACCTCTATAGTTGAACCATTTGGAGGTGCAGTTGAAAATGTCAAGGTACTTCCAGATAGACTAAATGTATCTTTCTGCTGATATAATCCATTAATGTAAACATCTATAGCATTCTCACTAGCAGGGCTTGTTGAAAGTGTATAATCAACTTGTGATCCTGTTCCGTTAAAATTGTCTACATAAAGAGTGTCATTGAATATAGACACTGCACCCACTGTAATAACCTCAATACTATAACCACTTAGAGGTGCCGTAGTGAAAGTTAATGTTGTTCCGCTTATAGAATATGTATCCTTCTCTTGATACACACCCTGTATAAATACAAAAGAATTATCAACTGTAACGCCTTGTGTTAAAGTGAAATCTGTTTGCAACCCTGTACCAGTAAACTGGTTGCTATTCAAAGTTGAATAAGTTGCGGGTGTAAAATGCACGACCTCTATTGCACTACCACTTGGAGGTGCGGTGGAAAAAGTGATAGTAGTTCCAGAAGTCGTATAATTATCTTTAGACTGATAAACTCCGTCTATGTATACTTGTGTAACGTTTTCGTCTGTAACGTCCTTAGAAGCCGTGAAATTGACTGTAGAAGCGTCCCCAGTAAACGTATCTGTATAAACTTTTGATAATACGGAAATAAAATGTACAACTTCAACTTCAGCTCCTGCTGGAACTCCTGTTGAAAATGTTATTGTTGATCCGTTTGTTGTGTAATTACTTTTAGCTTGATATACCCCATCAATATACACTTGTGTATTACTCGATGCAGTTATAGCTGATGATATTGTAAACGCTGTTTGTAATGCAGTGGCAGTAAATACGTCTCTTTCTATTAAGAGCTCTCCTCCTCCACCGCCTCCAGAACCTGCAATAGCACCCCATGCGGTACCATTGTATCCTTCAAACTGATTACTAGTAGTATTGAATCTAAACATACCAGCAACACCTGTTGGGCGCTCAGCGTCTGTGCCAGTTGGCATTTCAACTGCTCCAGTAGAATTAACGTGTAATCCACCAACAGTAACACTATTTGTAGTAGAATTACCTCTGCCAGTTACATCATCTAATGTATCTGTTTCAGTATACCCTACACCTGCATTCCAATTTGATATATCTTGAGCTGTAATACCCGAAGCTGCTGAAGCCGAAAACACTGGGTCTGTTTCACTAAATGAAGTTAAATACCCTTGTGTACTATGATCTCCCCAGCTATAAGCTGTATCCCAATTTGTAATATCTGTACCTATAATACCAGCAGCGGGTGATGCACTAAATACAGGATCTGTTTCAGATATTAAATATGTATTACTATCTACAGAACCATCTGCTTTTAAAAACTCTGTTGCGGAACCACCTGTTTTTGTAAATGACGTAGCTTCTAATCCACCAGTCATTGTATCACCAGCTACATCAACAAACTTAGTATCTGCTTCTGTTTCTGTATAATATGTATCGTTTAAGCTAGCATTAACCCAATAACCTAATGTTGAATCATATCTTATTACATCATTAGGAGCTACTGTGGTAATTTTAACATCATGTATTTCACCAAGTTCATATCCGTTTTGAATTTTAACAAATATAGAACCATTATTTTGCTGGCATCTTACTGCATACCCAATAAAAACTGCATGATTAGGGGTAGTTGGAATTGTATTGATAATTTGTCCAGCAGTTGTAGAAAGCCATAGTGTTTGTCCAGGCGAAAAACTACCTGTATTTATTCCTTCAACAATACCTTCTAATACGACTTTACCAGTTGAGTTATTTGCTATTGTTTCTGCTGTTACGGCAAATGTTTTTGAAGATCCAACTTCAGTAGATGCTGTTGACAATGCTATTGTAACATGATCAGAGGATCCAGAACCACCATTAACGTAAACAACAGAACCGATTGGTATTGATGATCCTGTTTCGTTTCTTACCTCGTAAGATATAACTGAAACCTCTGCTGCTTGCCCTAAATCAGACCACGCTGTAGTACCTGTTGCTGCATCAGTTAATTTAATATACTGACCAGTAGTACCTACATTAGGTGGCAAAACATAGGCATCGTTTATTTTTACGTTATTAAGAAAACGATTTGCCATAATTTAAATTATAATTTGTATATCAATACTCTTATATCGTTTGTAGATGGAGCATTTGCAAATGTTACTGTAATTTGATTAATACTGTTTCTAACTACATCAGCATAAACAGTATCGTATGTTGAATTATCATAAAGTTGTACAATAACATCCAATGTACCTAAATTGTGCGAAACAGCATAAGCTAATGTAGAACCATCACCAATAGATGTTTTATAAGTGAAATCTGTAAAATCTAATGCTAGACCATATTCTTTAATTCTATTATCTGTACCAGATAATGTTTCAGAAACTGTAATTCCACTTCCGCTTGCTGCAGTAACAGTTACATCTTCTACTGAATCCGCATATGTTGCAATTCTTTGGTAATTACCATTTGCATCTTGAATTTCCCATACATCAGTTGATTCATTCCAAATTAATGATCTATTTGCTGAAGTACCTCTTTCAATTTCAATCCCTGCATCTTGTGATGGCGCACCTGTTTCGTCAGCATTTAATACAATAATATTGTCGCCAATATTTACAGTATTTGAATTTACTGTTGTAGTTGTGCCATTTACAGTTAAATCACCATCAATAACCATATTACCAGCAATATCAACAGTATCTGTTGTAGCATTACCTAATGTTACATTACCGTTTACAGTTAATGCATTAGTTACTGTAAGATCATTTGTAACTGTTAAATCATTACCAATAGTTACATTATTTGGTAATCCAATTGTAATTGTATCACCGTCACCAAATGTTTGGCCTGTACCTGATGTTACAACCTCAATTTCATTTAAAGTACCATTTGCTGTAATTGATATAGCGCCTACGGCATTTGTAATTACATTTGTTACATAACTATAAATTTGATCCCCAGTAGCTAAAGCTGTACCCCCTTGCGTAACAGCAGCAGTTACAATAGCAACTGTTGGATTTGGGCCATTTGGATTTGTTACTGTAATTTGATTTCCAGTTGTAGTCGTGACACTTCTAATGTCACCAGAAGCATCAATCCAAGCTGTACTGTCATAAAAATACAGTTTCCCATCTGTTGAATTATAATAAATCTGCCCTGTAGCTGGATTTAAAGGTGCAGTTGCTAAAACATGAATAACCCCATTTTGGATTTCATTCTTGTTTAAGTCAATACTGTTTAAATAATTTATTGCCATGTGTGTTTAGTTTAAATATGCCTTACCCGCAAAAGGTGCAGAAAATTGCAATGTTAATCGGTTATTATTATTATATGTTTGGTATCCGACAACAACATTATCTGCAGAATCAACAATTGTTACAGATGGAAACGATTCTAAATCGTGTTGTATTATCCATGTACTTGCCGGTATAATTTGTTCAAAAATATATGTTGGCGTTAATGATTGGCTTACATATTCTGCTAATACGTTTAATGGAAAGTTAACGGTAGCATTGTTATTATCATAATCTGTACCAATTACCATATCCTGATTACTCAGGTTAGTATCTTTTATATATGTACTTATTCTAGCCATTCTTATCGTCTTTTTTTACAGCAGCACCAAAATAATATCCAAAAATACTTAATGCAACCCCTTCAACAATACCAATCATATGAATAAAGATTTCTTTATTTGTTTCTGGTACTTGTGTTGTTACAACAGTATAAACTAAAAAAGCAAAAGCCGCAAGCCCAACAATACCCGTTAAGGACATCATCCAATCCTTTTTACCAGAAGCAGCAACGGCCGCTTCACGCTTTCTAGCTGAATCTCTATCTTCTACTTCTAAACGATAAAGTTCAACCAGTTGGTCATGAGCAGCTGCTTTTTCCTCTTCAGACATATCAGGGTCAGAATCAATAAGATTTTTAATAACACCTAATACACCTGAATTTGGTAATACTTTGCTTGCGCCTTTAACAACACCAGGCAAAACACCTAATAGTATTTTACCTAGTCCTGTTTCTTTAAAAGGTTTTTTTTCTTTAGACATTTATTCTTTTGGTTTTCTACCAGTTCTTGGTTTGCCGGTTATAGCACCGGGTAAATCACCTATTTGATTACCTACTTCTTTAATCGCTGCACCAACGTCATTCATTTCTTGAACTACTCTTTGTGCTCTTTCTTTAATTTCAGCCGCTGCATCTTCTACAGAATCTGCAATACCGTCTTTGTCACTATCTTTAATTTTACCTGTATATAGATAAATTAAATAAAAGTTCAATAAAATTGATAATAAAGTGATAATAATTAAAATAGTTGTAATTGTATTCATAGTATAAAATTTAGTTAACAGTTCCATCTTCTTCTTGCGGCTTTACCTCTTTCGCCGGTCCATCCTTTTGATCTAGCGCAGAATGATTTTCTTCTTTTAGCCGCTTTGCTATCCGGATCTAATTTAGATGGCGGAGTAGTTACAGCTGTTTGCAATTTACTTCCAGGGTTATCTTTCTTGTATTTATTTACACCCTTTTGAGACATACCGCCGCCAGCAGCAGCACCAGTTCCTGTGGGTTTAGCTTCATTGTAATACCCTAAAGACTTCTTTTTTGAGGGGGCTGGTGGTTTCGCTTTTTTAGCAAGTGGTGATGATTTTACTTTTGAGGTAATTGGATTATGCATTTGTAATATCTTTATAAATTGTTTTACCGTTTTCTTTTAATGCTCTAAGGCATCGGCCTCTATTTTCTGATTCTGATATATAACTAACATGCACCCAATCTGGATTATTGTCGTTTCCAAATTCCCATATTAATTGATCAAAATTTATATTGTTTTTTATATAGTCAAACATTTCAGCATTTGTTTTATACCCAAATGTATCGTCTATATCAATAGCTCTACCTTCGCAATGTTGTGATCTTGTTGACCCCCCAATTGCTTTATTTAATTCTTCGCAACGGTAAAAACTATTTATTTTTATTGGCCCACCAGCCCATTCTCTAAGAGGTTCAAAAACATTATTAGCAACAGCCACCATATTTGTTAATTCATATGGGCCAGGAGTATTATCAATACCAAGCCTTGTAGCAGTATTTGATTTTATACCCTCTTTATTACTAATATGATTTGAAATAGCCATATTAAGACCCTAAAATATTTTTTTGAATTTTTTTACCGCCTCTCATTTTACATCCACATCCTTGTGCAATTGGTTCCATACAAGTTGGGCATACTGCAGCTGGTGCTTTTTTCTGAGCGTGTACTTTTTTAGTGATAGGTAGATCCATGATTATTTTTTCTTTTGTTTATTATATGCTTCTTTTTCCCAAGGAAGGTTTTTAGCACCTTCTTTCATTGATTTTCTTGGGTATTTATTGCCTTTCCAATATACATAATTATCATCATAAGATAGATCACCTCTATCCATTTGATGCTTATGTACTTTTTCATGGCTTACGGCTATTTTTTGTTGTACTGGAGATAATCTACTATTAATATAAATAGTACCATCGTTATGTGTTTCTCCGTGTATGTCAGGGCCTAAATCTTTTTTAATTATAGGACTGTTTCCAGCTAATAAGCTTTCAACATTACTTTTCATTTTATAAGCCATTATCTTTCTAAATCTTTATTCATAATATCAATTGCGGAATTGAATACTTTATCAGTATAACTGCTGTTTTTATTAAAAACGCTTCTACGAGACATTGGCAAATCTTCTTGCCCTAAAAGTATTCTGTATATCCGCGCAATGATGTATTTACACTTTGTAGATACTTTGTAAATATTATATTTGATTGTAGTGTGATTTCGCTTAGCGTATACTTCTATCCAGCCGTTTCCGCGGAGTCGTTCCCAGCGATGTTTATCCCAAGAGTAAATATATGTACCCTTAATATAATCATCACGTGTAAAAGTCCCTAAGCAATCAAAATGAATTAATAATTCTAATTCTGCATCTGTAAGATTATAAGTTTTACACGCCCATTTGCGAACGAGCCTATAATACTTTAATAAACCTATTTCTTTTAAATCAGATGCTTCTATTCTCATAATACAACAACTACGTCTTGTTCTTTAATAACATGAAGTAGTTCGCCGTTGTAATCTATGCCATAGCCAGCAAATCTGTCGTAATAAATATAATCCCCTGCAATAACTCCTTCAACGTAATTACCAACAGAACATACTTCAGCTTTTCTATATCGTATTTCATCTTGATGCTTTTCGGTCAAAATTAAGCCTGATTCACTTGGTTTAATCTCTTCCTTAATTAATTTAATTATAATAAATTTATTTACCGCTTTCATTGCTCTCTAACGTTAGATATTACACAATCTGCGGACATTATAGTAGTTGCAACCGAAATTGCGTTCTTTAATGCTGTTTTTGTTACAAGTACAGGATCAATAATACCTTCTTTAATAAGATTTACACCTTCACCCGTTATAACATTAATACCCCAGCCTTTTTTCATATAAGGCCCATAAGTTATACCTGCATTTGCAAGTATTGTCTTGTATGGGGCTTTTATTGCTTCAAGTAATAATTTACCACCCACTTTATTATCAGTTGATATTTCATCTGCAGCATTATGCAATGCAATACCAGCACCAGGTACAATACCTTCTTTTAAAGCAGCTTTTACGGCATATATAGCGTCTTCTACTCTATCTTTCTTTTCTTTAAGCTCAATCTTAGAATCAGCACCTACATATATGATACCGACTGCACCCGAAAGCATTGCTTTACGTTGTTCAAGCTTTTTCAAAGCATAAGGATTTTTTTCTTCCTTTATTTGCTTTTCTATTGCTAAGATACGATTTTTAATTTCATCTGTTTCAACATTTGTTGCAATAACTGTATTGTGTTCATCTGTTACAGCTTTTGAAGCAATACCTAAACAGCTTTCATCAATTAAATCAAGATCATCACCTAATTCTTCATTAATTACTTTAGCGCCAGTGATAATTGCTAAATCATCTAGCATATCACGGCGTATTGAAGAAAAACCAGGTGGATCAATAACATTTACTTTAATGTTACCTTTAACTTTGTTCATTATAAGTGCAGACATCACTTGCTGTGATACATTACCTATAATTAATATAGCTTTTTTGTGCTTTATAGCGTATTCTAGAACACTTTGTATCTTTCTTATACTTTCTACTTGTGAATCAATAATAAGTACAAGAGGGTCTTCTAAAACAGCTTTATTTTTTTCTTTATCAGTAATTAAATGTTGTGATTTTAATCCAGAGTCAAATTGTACACCATCAACTGTATCAACATATGTTTTTTCAGTTTCTGACTCTTCCATTAGTACAACACCGTCTTTACCTACTTTATTATAAGCTTCAGCAATAATGCCACCTAATATTTTATCATTATTTGTGGATATTGTTGCAACATGGTCCAGCATATCTGCTTTTACTTCTTTTGCTGAACTTTCTAAGTGTCTTATTACTTTTTCAGCAGTACTATTTATATCTTCTTTTATTTGTCGAAGATCAGGGTTTTCTAATTCCCAATATTTTTTTAAAATGGAGTGTGCGAGGACAGTAGCTGTAGTAGTACCGTCACCCGCTTCCTTAACTGTTTTTTGAGCTGCCTCCTTAATGAGGGTTGCGCCGATATTTTCGACGGGGTCTATAAGAACCACGCTATTAGCAACAGTCACTCCGTCTTTTGTAACTATTGGCTTTCCAAGTGCATCTTCATAAATAACGCACTTTCCGGACGCTCCCATTGTAGACGCAACGGCTTTTGCTAGTTTGTCTACTCCGGACATAATTTTATTTTGAGCGTCATTGCCAAAAGTTAAATCTTTTACAATTTCGCTTGCATGATTAAATTCCATTAAATTAAATTTTAGATTACTTTTTATTCAAATGTTTTTACCACTATAGGTCCTTCAGTTAACTTTAGCTTTTTTTCGTAGTGTTCAATTGAAGAGTCAATTGCTTTTTCAGCACCGTCAATAGTTTCTCTTCTGGTAACACCTGTCCAGCTATTGTCACTGTCTCGCCATTCCGTTTGGTAATAACCATTTGGTAATTGCGTAATCCGCCAGTTTTTCTTTTCTGCATAACGTTTCCACAATGATTTGGTTTCTTCGGATACTTGAGGTTCTCCGGTTGTCCATGAATTGGTTTTGTAATAAAAATAAGTCATAGGTCTTTGGTTTTAAGGTTAATAAATAATTGTTTGGTTATATACTATATTACATTGAATTGCATATTTTTAGCTACCATTTTCCGGCTGGGCATTTTGCTTGCATGGCTAATGTCTTAGCTGCTATATTACATCCACAGCCCCTTACGTCATTACCAGTTACAACATGCTTTATTATGCTATTTGGATCACATACATTATTTTTTCTTATAGGGCATTTGTCGCAATGGCTAAGCCTTATGGTTGCCACAGCTTTAATTGTTGGATCTAAAGAATTTAATTTGTCTTTAATTAAATTACCCCACCCTTCTAGTATTTGATTAATAACCATTGTTTATGCTATTGCTAAATAGATGAATGTATCAGATGTATTAGAATCTAAACCATTTAATCTAAACCCATCAGTTATTAAACTTGTGTATCCTGAATTTGAATCATCAGCATTTGTTGAATTTGGATACAAATATATATTGTTGCCTCTTACAGAATCTGTAATGCGCCAACTCGCTGAAGCTGTTGCATTTTTAACCAATAAAAATCTTGGATTAAATCCTAATCCCGTAATTGTTTGACCTCCTGAACTTCCATTCCCTACATAACTCCCCACCTTTTGATACCCGTCTACTGAATGGAAGCAGTACATAATATATTCGTTTGTATTTCCATTGAAGTCTGCCGTTGTTCCTGTCCAAGTTATGGTTGAAGAAGAAGGAGTAAAGAATGTATCACTTGTTGATGCGTTAGTAGTATTTAAACCTTCAAATCTTCTTGTTGAAGCTCCTGATTTTTCAAATACAAACCAATTCGCTACAGCATTGGTTCTTTTAAATATAACTAATTCAGGCGCTGAACTTAATCCGTGTCCAACAGATTGCGTTGTTCCCCCATTCCCTGTATACTTCACAATACTAAACCCTGCATTAGGATTTGCAGATACTGTTGAGGCGATAGTGCCTTGCGTATTATTATTAAGAGTCGGTATTCCCCCACCTTTAAACGCATAAGAAACAAAAGTTGCATTGTTTGTATTACTATCCGTCCAAGCACCAATAGACCAGCCGTTTGAATTAAAAGAAGTCAATGAATCTGCCTGTATTGCTTCTGCGTGAGTGCCTGCAGTGTATATTCTTTTTGTTGCGCCTCGAACAGAATCAAAAACATTCATTTTTTCAGCAAAAGATCTTGATTTTGTAAGCACCAAATCAGGTTGGAAGTCAAGCGATGTGATTGATTGTGTGCTTCCGTTTCCCGTATAAGTAACAATGTCAAAATTTTCAGTGTTAACAAAAGCAGCATTAACTGTTATAGAAAAGTTTCTTGGGGTTGATTGATTTTCATCATCTATAGCTTCAATAGTAAAGCTGTATAATGTTGTTGAGGTTTCTGCAGTTGTAGTACCATTAATATTAGCTCCCGAAAGTGACAGCCCAGTTGGTAGTGCTCCATTGGTAATATTAAATGTAATAGTACCACCATCGGGTTCTGTAGCTTGTAATGTTATTGTAGATATTGTAGTACTAGATTCAAATGTACCTAAACTACCTGCGGCAGTTGTCCATGTTGGAACACCATTATATGATATACCATTAACAAATGTACCCGATGCTCCAGTAACACCATTAGTTACAACAATATCATAATCTCCAGCTGCTTTTGCTGGGGTTGTAATTGTAAGTTGTGTATTTGATGTATGTGCTACGGAAGGGGCAGCTGTTCCACCAATAGTTACTGTCATACCACTAGTAGCAAACCCAGTACCTGTTAAAACAACTGTTTGACCACCTGCGGGGTCTGCCGCAGTATCATCACCAGGATAGGTTACAGATGTAACTGATGGTCCAGTTGAAGCTTGGCCCCATGTCATGCTGCCATCGCCATTACTCATTAAAAAATAACCATCTGTTCCGTGCCCAACGACACCGTAAAACATTCCTGCTTTTATATTGGTATTTGCCATTATTTAGTATTATTGATTTTTGTGCCCTTACCAAAACCACTACGGTTTCTTTTTGTAGATACAAAGGACATTGTAGTATGATCGTAGTCCATACCGTCTATATTCTTACCGTTGCTTTTAGCTACACGGCGTTTACGTTGGTTTTCAGCCTTCATGGCCCGGCGCCGAGGAGTCATCGCGACAGCTTTATCTCGCGTTTTCTTACGACGCTGGGCTTCTGGTGAAAGCTTTTGCATTAGTATTTCTTTTTAAGAGACGGTTTAGATTTACCTTTACCAACTGGTGCATCTTTTTTACCGTACATTTTAGCAGGAGATTTCTTACTTGCGCCTCCTTTTGTTTTGTGGTATACTCTAAGCTCTTGTGCAGTCATATCACTTCTACGACCACCTGTAGTGTATTTACCTGATTCAATTTCTTCTTTTCTTTTAGCCGATGCTGTTTTGTATTGCCCAGCAGATTCATGCGCACCAGCAATGTTTCTTTCAACTTGCTCCTTAATAGTTTTAGGTGACTTTGCAGTTACCACAACCTCTTTAAGTTTTTCAGTTTTAATTTTATCCTTACCTTCAGTTTTCTTTACCGGTGATTCAGGGGCTGCTTCAATAGCATCCTTCAATTGCTGAGGTAGATTCTTTTGTTTTCCTACTAAGGCTTTCATAAGTGGCCCCTTCGGATTCATTTTAAATGGTGATCCCATAGTTTAAGTTTTTAATGATTAATCAATATTTTAACATGCATGTATTATAACTTGTTATATTACGTTTAATAAAAATTATTTAAATTACTCTTTATTATATACTAAAAGTGCGACATTAGCCCCCTACATATATTATATTAACGCCCTATTGTCACAGTTTTGAGGTAAATAAAAAGCAGCCCCACCCGGCTTGAAATATTACGTTAGATAATTATAGGTTATGTATTACACGTAACTACTTGACTACCAGCCACTTAAACAAAACCACTTTTACAATACCACCCCCCAACTGTTTGTATATCAATATGTTATGTTTTTAGGTTTTTATATAACTTTTACAAAGTAAACACGAAACTATTTGGATAATATATATGAAAATAAATAATAAAGTTTTTAAAAAAATAAAAATAAAATTACAAAGTAAGCACGAAGCAAATTGGATAATATAAATGTAACCAAAAAATAGAAATTATGAAAATGTATAAAGTAACTAAAACAACACAATGGAATTGTAAAGGCAATATGCGAAACTATATTAAATATATGAAAGCAAATAGTATTGAAGAAGTTATAAAACATTTTGGAACTGAAAATATATTAGAAGTAGAAGAATGTTAATTACAAACTAAATACGAACCTCATCGGATAATATATATGAACTTTAAAACACACACATGCAACTAACTAAACAAGAACTCAACCTCATCTATCATTGCCTACAAGATTGTGCTAACTCCGATGACTGGCAACATATGCAAGAACCCATCTGGGGAACATTAAGCAAAATACAGCAAATGGCTAATAATATTAAGTAAAAATGCTTTTCAAGCTAACAGACTTAGCTTAATAACAGTAAACAATAAAACATTAACAAATAAAACACACACCTTATGACTACTAAATTAAAACGTAAAATTGAAAAACAAAACAAATCAACTGAAAAGAAAATGGGTACTTATCTCCTTGGTATGAAAGGAACTACAAAAATATCCTTTGCTAGAAATGCACACTGGAACCATATTGACACGACTAAAGTCTACTATGCTTACACTAGACTACAAGCCTAACACGATACCAAATGGATAATATAAACGTAAAACAAAAGCAAATGAAAGTAATTGACTGGAACATAACTGGAAGTTTAACCAAAAACAAATACAACCTCAACTTAAAATATGTTGATGGCACAAAAAAAACAATAACTGATACACTAACTGAATTAACTAAAATAATTAAAACAATATGAACACATCACACACAAAATTAATGGACTGGGTAAACACGCTTGATTTACCATGCGAAGAAAAGATAAACAGAATATACAAGTACTACGATTGGCCACTGAGCTATGATGAGACAAAAGAATACTTAATCAACAATTAATATGCTAAACGAATTGCAAATACTAAAAGGTAAAATACAAATGATTGACGAGCTGAAGCTTGACAATATGACGATTGACCAACAAGAGCAATTGCTATACACACACCAGCGTTTAATTGACGAATACAATAACTTAAGAAACGAAATTAGAAAAACATATATACTATGATGATACGACGAACCACAATGAACGAATATCTAATACAAGAATTCTTAAAAGATAACTTAAAAGGTTATGAAGCAAGTCACAATGGCCATTGGTATTTCTCTCTTGAAAACAATACACTTTATGGGGGTAAAATACTAAAGCTTAGAAATGATATGGGCTACACAATTATCAGAATAAATAAAGACAACATATATTACTGTGCTGAGCGTATACAAGAAACATTAAGAAACTTAAATAATATAATCGAACAAGAAAAATCAATTAACGAATATTGTAGCAAGAATGCTTGGACATATTCAGGAACTTAAAAATAAATATATGGAAACACTATTTCAATTACAAAACCTCGACACAGGCTTTTTATTAGGTCTATTATTAACTGGAGTTATTTTAATTTTAACTGAATTATCATGATAGATATGAGACCAAACCCATTAATTAAACAATACCACGACAAACTACAAGATACTGTAGATTTGATTGATGAGCTAGTTGAGCTGGGTGTTAATTATGAATTCTTTATGAATGCACAAATTTCACATAAGAATTTAAAAAAGATTAAAAAACTTTTAAAATATATAGGATGAATACAATTGAATGTAATTATTGCAAATCAACAGAAGTAACATACAACCAATTAATTATGGATAGTTATTGTGCTGAATGTGGTGAATGGCAAGACGGTGAATAACAAGACAATTAATAAGATGACAGCAAAATACATAACTGTAATTGATTATCATCAAGGCAATGTAAACACATACCCTATAGAATTATGGGATATGGATAATAAAGATATAATTGAAACACTCCTCGAGCTGGGCCATATATCTACAAATTGCAAATGGTTAATACACACAGACGAACCCATGACACATTAATTGCTATACACAATTACAAACTAAACACGACAACAAACAGATAATACTAACAAATAACAAACACAATTATGAAAACATTTAACAGATACAAACAAAATTTAAAAATGGTTGGTAACGACGTCTATTCATATGATACACACGTTGCTGAAATAAAAGACGGTAAACTATACAAATTAAAATGGCATGTTTTAGGGGTTGGCTCAGCGTCACGAACAACAACAAAGCATATTAATTACGTCGCAGAAGAATTAAACCTTGAAATTGCATAATTTGCTATACACAATTTACAAAGCAAACACGACATTATCAGGATAATATTAACAAATAACAAACACACTATGCACTATTTAACAATTTTAGATTATAACTCTGGAATAATTATCCAGATAGACATGGAAGAAGTAACAGGATACGACTACCATTGGTCAACTGAAGGATTTGAAAACTTCATAACTGAAGACTTAAAACTAAATCTTGATGAAATTAACTGGATGACACATTCAGACCCAGATATTAGAACAAATAGAGATTTTGAAAACCTATAAATAACAAACACACTATGACAATTATTTTAACACAAAATGAAGAACCAATCATGGGTATAGACGGTCTAATGTATGTAGACGGACGATTAAGTATTGATAACGTTCGATTAAAAGTAAAAGAGCATAATGACTCACTAAAGAAAAATTTTCCACACAAAATAGCTGATGGATTTTATTTTGCAGGGTCAAGCGGTTATCCATTAAAAAGAATTTCAAAAACATATTCATTATGATAACAGAATGCTCATACTGCAATGAACCATTACAAGAAGAAGAAATAGAATTTTATAACACATACGTAGATGCAATGCCACTTTGCACAAACTGCGGAATTAAATTATGGTAATATGAACAAAATAGTACAACAAATGGCCGACCATTGTATTGAAGTTATTGACGAATACATTGACAACACAATACACTGGCAACTTGACGACGAAGACCTTGAAGGTAGCGACTTAGATGAATTAGAATTAAAAATTAAACAACAAATATTATTTACATTAATTAAAAGAGTAACAAAATGACACACATTGAGCAACTAGAAAAATTACTAAATGTAAAAATTATTGAAGACTGGGAGTGGAATTCTGAATTGCAAATCTATACTCAATCAACAGCCGATGGCTATGAAGTATATATAATAACTCATAACCCTAAAGAACTTGACTGGGAAAATGATGTATACTATTACGAACCAAGCTTTGATGATATTATTGAACGCATTGAAGAAGTTGAAAGCTATAATGATGAACCTGCAATTATCTATTGTTCAGATATTGAACAATTCTTTAATGAATATGAAATAGAAAATTATATTGAACAACATAAAGACGAAGAAGATGACTAAAACTAAAAAAGAAATGCCATATGATTTTTGGAACCACGGTATTAATCCAATTTTAGGGTATAGATGGACACAACCACCTATGACACCACAAGAATCAAAACGTAATAAAAATGAATATCCAGAAATTGACGATTACAATCCAAACACGGAATACTCTGGATAATATTAACAAATAACAAACAATTAAAATTAAATATTATGAACACACAATTACAAAATTACTTAGACCTGTTAAACAAAGTTGAACGCATTGAAAAATTAACTAATGGCGACTGGGATACAAGATACTATCTTGAAAAAATTATCCCACCACTTTGGGCCGATGGATTTGATGTTGAAGATATAATTGATTACATAACAATTAAAATACACAGCACAATAACAAAGCTTGAAAACGAACAACAAATTATAACAACAAACACAAAATAATGGCAGGTAATAAATTTGACACACAATTTGCTATACACAAACCAAAAATTTATAGCTTAACTTTCAAAGATTTGTATAATGAAGATTGTACAATGACTGGTACACCAAGTCAAGTTATAAACTATATACTTAAACAGCAACTATAATATATATAATGGTCCTCTACCACGTTGGCTTCGGTGAGGATAAAGTAGCGTTTTAAGAGCCCAATTAAAGGACACCATCATTACTATTATTTTTTTGTTTTCATTTGTGTGTTTGTTAATGCCCTCTTGGGCAGACGTAGCCGGAACGGTTAAGAAGGCTAGGTAGCCAGCGCCGAATAAAGCTGGCAATATGGGCGTGCTAAATACTGACAAAGTTTGAAAATACACTATCGGTATCTATAGGGATGATAGAAGCGAGGGTTCGAGTCCCTCCACGCTCTCTAAATTTAAATCAAACACTATGACAAATCCAATTGACGATCGAATTGAGGCAAAGCTTATATCTAAAATTGCACATTATAGATTAAATATTCGTACTCAATTCAGAAACAGACACAACGTTATGTGGCCCGAATTAACTTACAGAGTAATTATGGGTGACATTAAGAATTTAAGAGTATGGTTACGCATAGCTGAATTAATCGATGCTGGGCAAGACCGTGTACCAAACAAATCAAAAACCCCGTATGCAATATACCCTGCATACTTAGCTAAACGATTAACATTATGATTATAGATGTACGATCTGAGTATTCAGTATTTATAACAATAGGTACTGAAACATATTATATAGACAATTCAACTGGTGAACATTTAATGGAACACTGGGAAACTGATACCGAATATACTAAACCTTTATACTAATGACAATACAAGATTTAAAACTATACGTTGAAATGAAAAAGAAACGTAATGCCGAAAAATGGCAAGCTGAATGTGGTGTTCACGGTCATTGTAAACCATTGACTGATGCTGAATGGCAAAAATACCGTGACATTATATTTTCAGGTAAAGACAACTACAAAGTTAAATTTGCACATAACGAAATGTGGAATTTTACAAGGTAAACACGAATAACTATGGATATTTTAAACAGATACAAAGAAAAGACTTCACCTAAATACATATTAAATTTAGTTGAAAAAGAATTGAATTTACCAAACCTAAAATCTGAAATACGTACACGTGAACGTGTTCAAGCTAGATTTATATATTTTAAATTAGCTAGAACATTTTGTATGTATTCAAGCTTATCAGCTATAGGCCGTGAGGTAAATCGTGATCATGCTACAGTACTACATGGACTAAGTAGATATGATGAAGAAGCTAAATACGACATTTATATGGAAGACGTATACAATAAAATATATAATGATATTGTATTGACTAAGTTGCCACCAGCTAAAGAAAAAAATATAGACAAAGTATTCAAAGATATTATATACCGATTAACTAAATTAGAAAACCAATTAAATGCTATACCCAATGATTAAATTAAAACAAGAAACAGTAAATGTTAACTCAGCTGCAATTAAAACTGCTGATTACGATTATGAATTGAATATGTTAACCCTTACATTCAATAACGATAGACAATATGATTACTTTAATGTTGAGCCTTATGTATATGAAGGTATGAGAAATTCTAATTCTATTGGTAGTTTTATTAATAGAAATATTATTCGTAAACACAATTATGCGCAAAAATAATATGAGACGTCAAACATTACAAGAAATATCTGAAGCTATTTGGGGTTTTACATTAAACCTCAATAGCGGATATTATCACGATAACGGTATACAAGATACTGATGCAATGCATCTTGATGATATTGTAATTGCCTGTAAAGAAGTAACTAATAAAGCAACTGAAATATATAAATTAATAAATGATAAAGAATGAATTTATCTGATGAAGAATTAAATAAAATAGCTGATCTATTATTTCAAAAATTAATTGAACATCAAAATAAATATGAACAACAAACTAGTACATATATTATTAATGATGAATTTGGTAATAATAGAACTGTAGATGAATTAGAATATTTACATTTTGAATTACATAAGCTTGAATCATTAGAAACAAAATATGTTGAAGATGAAGATTATGAGAAAGCTAGTATAATTAAAAATAAAATTAGACACATAATAAACAAAATTAATAAACTATGAATATTTTTTATCTATCACATGATCCTGAATTAGCAGCAAGCTATCATTATAATAAGCATATTGTTAAAATGCCATTAGAAGCTGCCCAAATGCTTTGTACTGCGCATCATGTATTAGGCGAACAATATGGCTATGACACATCATATGTACCTTATCGGAAAGCACATGTTAATCATCCATCAACTATATGGGCACGTTCAGAACGTTTACATTATGAATGGTTATATGACTATATGATAAATTTAGGGCGCTTATATACAGAACGTTACAGTAGACAGCATTTAACTATTGAAAAATGTCGTGATATATTATTTGCACCACCGGAAGGTATACCTGATTCCGGCTACTGGCAAGACCCACCTCAATGTATGCCAGACGAATATAAATCCAATAATGCTATACACGCTTACTGGAATTACTATATTAACGATAAAAAACGAATAGTAGCAAAAGATGAAATACCTTATAATTCTATTCCTGCTGACATTTTATACGTCTAAAGAAGTAAAAGTTACAGCTACAATATACCATGCTGTTCCTGAACAAACCAATTCAACCCCTGATCGTACAGCCACAATGTTTAAAATAGATTTAAAAAATCCTAGAAAACATAATATAATAGCTGTATCAAGAGATTTAGAAGCATTAGGCTTTGAAATGGGTACACAAGTGATTGTGTCTGGCGCTGGAGATCTTGATGGTATTTGGAATATAGAAGATAGAATGAATAAAAGATGGACTAAAAGAATTGATTTTTTGGTTAATACTACTCGGGAAGGTGGAAAATGGGAAAATGTAATAATTAAAAAATTAAACAAATGAGTTACAAGCTGTACAAGCATTTAATTAAATCTAATTATGCTAACGTAAAAAAGAAAACCGATGATTTTAAAAAGATTAAAAAGTCGAAAGACGATTCACGTGAACAAGATTAGAGATCATATATTTAATATGCATATGTCTTTAAGCCATAAGGCAAAAATATTAGATGAATTAAAAGGAAAAGAATTAAAACAAAAAGTAAAAGAAATACAAAGTATTTCAAAACGCATGAAGCAATATCAAAGATATTTAAGTTTGATATTGATGTGATCGTAACAAAAATGTGACGATAGCGTATTAATTATATATAAGTAGCAGGCTAATGTCGCATAGAAACTTAAATTATTTTCACCGGAATAGAATAGTCTATAGACGAGATCCTATAAATGATACCCCTACTGAAATTTTTAGTTGGGGTAAATTTTATAAAAGTGGTACTTATGAATGTTATCATTTATTTAGAAATTCTTCTAAAATAAATACGTTTAAATCATTTAAATGGCATATATTTGTATTATGGTACTTAAATCCTAATATGAATAAAGAAGATATTTTAGCTTTAGCAAATCATATGGCTAATAAAGATAATGGATTTATAAGTATCAAGCTAAGTAATAACGCCATTACAAACCTAATTGATGAAATTTATAAACTTGACCTTGATCAACCACCAAAAAACAAAATGCGTAAAATAATATTTAATGATCATTCAGGGCTAGAAACAAATGAGAAGTTGAGCATCGTAGGTAAATTAATAGGTAAGACTAGATTAGCGGAACCAGAAGATATATATGAAGCAATGTTGCATATACATGATGAAAGTAAAAAAATAACTATATCAAAGATTGCAAAAATGCTTAATGTATCTACAAGAACAATTTATAGGAATATTACTAATGAAATTAGAGAGGAAAAGATTCTATTAAATGAAGAAGTATAATGTAGAAAATTATATCCGTTATAAAAATGATTTAGACGAGACTCTTCAAAGAAAAATAAAAAATGAAAGAGAAAAAATAATAGTTGAAAATTTGCCATTAGTTGAAACTATTGCACGTAAGTTTTCTACATCTGATCAAGCATCAGGTGTTTTAGACATTACAGATATGATACAGGAAGGATCAATTGGATTAATATATGCTGTAGATCGTATTGATTGGGGAACAATAACTGATTCAGTTGATCCGGAACGTACATTGAAATCATTTCTATCAAAGCGAATTAAAGGTGCTATCCGTAGAGCTATTGATATTAATAGAGGAAATATTAGAATACCTGAACATAAATTAAATGATATGCGCAGAAATTCTGAACAAGAAAAGAAAACTATTGAATTATTTTTTAATAGTATATTTTCTAGTATAGACAATGATGAAGAAAAGTTTATGCAGATAGAAGATAAAACAAAAGAATATAATATAGATATTCTTAATAAATATCTTTTAGGCATAATGGAAGCACACTTAAATATAAAAGAATATGATGTGCTGCGTATGAGCTACGGTCTTGACTGTGATAAAATGTCCGCTAAAGAAATTGCGGATAAATTAAAAATAGACGGGACGGCTGCTTATGTACGTATTTCGCAGATAAAACGTGATGCAATTAATAAATTAATAGAGAACGTAGATCCTGCGCAAGTAATTGATTTTGTGTAAGTTATGATTCAAAATCAATGTAAGTTTGAGTTTAATCATGTAATATATATAATATGACAATTCACGAAAAATTAAGTTTAATTCAATCTGAGTTTAAAGCAAAAAAATCTCGCTATAACTCATTCGGCAAATACAACTTTAGATCAGCCGAAGATATTCTTGAAGCACTTAAACCATTTAATGAGAAGTATAAAGTATACTTTACAGTAAATGAGCAATGGTTAGGCGATGGCGTAATAGAATCTACAGCAACAATTTTTGATGCTGATGGAGCAAATTTTATTTCCGCTAGCGCTTTAGTTGGTGTAGACTTTAATCAAAAAGGAATGCAAGTACCACAGCAATTTGGTTCTGCGTCTTCTTATGGTAAAAAGTATGCACTTGGAAATTTATTGTTAATAGATGATACTGCTGATGCTGACGCAACTAATACGCATGGTAAAGAATCTAAACCTAGATTAATTAAAGGTACAGACAATTGGACAAAAGCAATTAGTTTTGTTGAATCAGGAGGAGCGTTAAAAGCAATAATGAGTAAATACGATGTGTCATCAGATGACATGCTAACACTAAAAGTACATGAACCAAAGTGAAATAGTTGAGAAGCTTAAAGATGATAACCATTATTATGGAGAATTTGGATATCAATATTTAAGTAACTCAGACATTTCCGTATTACTAAGTAATCCATTAAATTTTAAAAAGCCATCAGAATCAAATCCGGCTTTTTTAGTAGGTGGTTATTTTCATACTTGTATTTTAGAACCTGATAAATTAAAAAAGTATAAGGTTATAGAATCTTCAACACGTAATACAAAGCAATACAAAGAATTATCTGAAGGAGAGCTTTGTTTATTACAGCATGAAGTTGATATGATAGAAGTAATGCGAGACAAACTATTTGCAAATTCAATTTGTAGAGAATTTATTCAAAACAAAACAAACGATTATGAGCAACCTGGTATTGTAAAATTAGAAGGCAATATGTGGAAAGGTAAAGCAGACATAATCAATCATGATGAAAAGCTAATAATTGATTTAAAAACAACAAGTGATGTTACAAAATTTAGATCAAGTGCTTATCGTTATAATTATGATAGTCAAGCATTTATATATAGAAAGATGTTTGGATATGATTTTTTATTCATAGCTATAGATAAAAATACGCATCAAATTGGTATCTTTGATTGTTCAGATAGATTTTATGAATCTGGTTTAGACAAAGTAAAGAGAGCAACTGAGGTTTATGAATTATTCTATAAGACAGATGGATTCGATCCATCACAATATTTTTTAACTAAAACACTTTAATTTTATTATGGCACGAACTAGAAAAAGAACTTGCACTGTAACAGGAATTACAACAAGTGAAAACAATTTTTACAATGGTCATAACCATGTAAAAGCAGTAGACAATTTACGACGCATGACTGGAGCTAATAAAGAACAGTTACGCAGAATGTTTAATCAATTAGCTACATATTAATTATGGCTGGTATTATTAAAACAAGTATTAACCTAAGCGCAATTCCAAAAGATAAAATTATTGATGGAAAGAAAGGTAAATACTTGCCGATTACAATTACTATAAACAATGAAGTTGACCAATTTGGTAATCAAGGGCCAGTAATTGTATCACAAACAAAAGAAGAACGTGATGCTAAATCAGAAAAAGTTTATTTAGGTAATGCACAAGTTGTATGGACAGATGGACAATTTCCACAACCAGCTCCACGTGAAGGACAGACTTCTCAACCTCAACAACAATCAATAGTACAAGAAAATGACTTACCGTTCTAATTTTGACGAAGATGTTTTTAATATAGAAGTTGATGAAGATGGTACTATAATAGTAGTAGAAGACTGATATGCAAATAAATAATACGGAGATCAATGGCTTTTTGATTGATACATTTAATCAATATGATCTGCAGGTGGGAAAAACGCAGGGGATTTGTCCCCTGTGCTCATTTGATAGAAAACCTGAAAATCAAAAACAGAAGTGTGCTTCTTATGATTGGGAACGGGGTCTCGGTACTTGCCACAATTGTAACAGAATTTTTCAATTACATACTTACCAAAGAAAAGGTAAAGCTGAAAAAGAATATGTTATACCTGAATTAAAACCCATTGAAATACCGGGTACAAAAATTCAAGAGTGGTTTAAAGCAAGAGGTATATCTCAGCAGACTCTTGGTGATTTAAAAATTACCGAGGGTCCTGAGTTTATGCCACAAACAGGCAAAACCGAAAATGCTATACACTTTAATTATTTCATAGGCGATAACCTTATAAATGTAAAATATAGAGATGCTAGAAAAAACTTTAAATTATATAAAGGAGCAGAAAAAATATTTTATAATATTAATAATATTATTGGTTATGAATATTGTATTATTGTGGAAGGCGAGATTGATGTTCTTAGTTTTTATGAAGCTGGTATACCTAATGCAGTTTCTGTGCCCAACGGGGCAACATTAAATTCAAACAATTTAGAATACCTTGATAATTGTATAGATTATTTTACAGATAAAGATAAAATAATATTAGCAGTTGATCAGGATGAGCCAGGTCAGGCTTTACAGCAAGAACTAATAAGAAGATTAGGTGCTGAGGTATGTTATATTGCGTCATTTGATGACTGCAAGGATGCAAATGAATATTTATTAAAATATGGAAAAGAAAAGCTGGTACAGTGTATTGCCAAAGCAAGACCAGTGCCACTCGAAAATGTTACCACATTCAAAGACATTGAAGCAGAAATTACAGATTTTGTACGTAATGGGTTTAAAAAGGGGTATCAAGTGGGGTTACCTAACTTTGATGACATATTTTCAACTTATACCGGTCAATTTATTACTGTCACTGGTATTCCTTCTTCAGGTAAATCCGACTTTGTTGACCAAATGGTGGTTGGATACAATCAAAACTACGGTTGGAAAACGGCGTTTGCTTCGCCAGAGAATGCGCCAACATACTTGCATGCTCATAAACTCATGCGAAAAGTATGGCAAGGAATGCCAAGCTCAAATGAAATAGGTGGTGAGAAATGGGAAAAAGTTGCTAATCATGTAAATGACAATTTCTTTTTTATAGATATGGAAAGATATACTCTTGAATCTGTATTAAAGAAAGGAGCTGAGCTTGTAAAAAGAAAAGGTATTAAATGCTTGATCATTGATCCATTTAATAAAATTCGAGATGTTGATGCTAAAACAGAAGACGTAAATAGATATACAATGGAATATTTAACAAAGATTGAGATCTTTGCTAAAAAGTTTGATGTATTAGTTATTGTTGTAGCACACCCAACTAAAATGTATAAAGATTCAAATGGAAAAATTGAAGAACCAACTATGTATAATATTAAAGGAGGTGGTGAGTGGTATGATGCTTCTTATCATGGCCTCCTTGTTCACAGGGATTACGATAATAAAACAGTTAAGGCAAAAGTTCTTAAAGTTAAGTTTCAAAATCTTGGAGAAAATGGGGCGGAAGCGCATTTCAAATGGGAACCAAAATCAGGGTGCTTTATCCCGCATGAACCATTAATGTTAGAAAACGAAAAAATGCCTTGGGAAGTATAATATGGCAAAGAAAAAACAAGAACCTATGCCAGAATATGCTCCTTCAGAAGAGGAGCAAAAATGGTATACTTATTGTATAGAAAATGGTATTATTATATCGCCAATGGGTATTAAAGATAACTTTAATGAATGGAAAATTGGTGTTGCTTTTAAAGGCAGCCATAAAAAAGTTAGTCTATCACCGAGTATATATAATAGAGATATTATATGGAGTCAATTTTATTTAATGTGCAAATATTATTATGATAAATATAGAAGATGAATATAGAGGATTATTATCAGGAATACTCCATGGAGGGGTACCGAAGCAGGACAGAACAGGGACTGGGACGAAGGCTGTCTTTGGAAGAATGCTTAGACATGATATGGCACTCGGATTTCCAATATTAACTACTAAAAAAATATATTTTGAAAAAGCAGTTACCGAATTACTTTGGATATTATCAGGTTTTACTGACCTTAAGTATCTTAATGATAACGGTGTTGAGTATTGGAATAGTGATTACAAAAGGTCTGGAAGGACCGACGGAACTCTGGGCCCTGTTTATGGGCATCAGTGGCGTAACTTTGGCGGTGTTGATCAATTACGAAACTTATTATCTGAGATCAAAACAACGCCTTATTCCAGAAGACTCATGGTTAATGCTTGGAACCCTATTGATATCCCTGATATGGTTCTTCCTCCATGCCATTACGGTTTCCAAATATATATTAATGATAACAAGATGAGTCTAATGTGGCAGCAACGATCTGCTGATGTATTTTTAGGATTGCCATATGATATTGTAATGTACGGTTTATTATTAGAAATGTTATGTCATGAAACACAATATAAACCCGGACAATTAATAGCAAGTCTTGGTGATTGTCATTTATATAATAATCATTTAGAACAAGCTAAATTACAATTATCAAGAGAACCAAAAAAATTACCTACATTAGAATTAAAATTTGGATTAAAAATTGTAGAAGGTGCAAATAACTTTATTCATGTACCATCTAAAAATATGATTAAATTAAATAACTATGAGCACCACGAAGCAATCAGAGCAGAACTCTCAGTCGGACAATGAGTTTTGGTTTCAAAAAAATAATTATATGTATCAATACCTATCAGAAGAAAGTAAAAAAATTGTAGAAAAAATAAATAAAAAGTATATGAAAAATTTAATATTTAGTTTTATTTTATTACCTTTAATAAGTTATTCACAAACATATTATACAAGTGGATTAAGATTTCATAATGAAGTAAGATCATTTTATGATTTACCAGCATTAAGATATAACAATGAATTATCATTAGAAGCACAAATGTGGGCAGAGCATATGGCAGCAACAGATTCTTTTACAACAAGTAAAGATGGCTATGGCGAAAATATATTTTGGATTGACAGAAATTATGCTCGTCTACATAATAAGAATATATTATTAGAAGCTTCTATAAATTGGATATTAAATTCAGATGATTATTCAACTTATAATCAAGCTTTATATGAAGGCGCAAGTAATATTGGATTTGGAATGGCTGAAAATGAAAATACAATATATGTTGTAGCTAAGTACGACAAGCTATATGAATAATATGTTTTATATTTATCATATTCCTGGTAAAAAAATAGGTGTAACGCGTGATCTAAATAATAGAGTTACGTTAGTACAGGGCTATAAGCCTGATGAATATGAGGTTCTTGATTCTTCTGATGATATTGAATATATATCTATGAAGGAAATAGAACTTCAAAAGTCTTATGGATATAAAGTTGATAGAAAATTATATAAAAATTTATTTAAATCTAAAATGGAAGTAAACGTAACTGAACAAACAACAACTTTCCCTTGTCCTGAAAGTGAATTACCAATTATGCTTGGTAAAAATAAAGGATTAAAATGGGAAACATCACTTGGTGAATTTGAAATTACGCCTGAATCAACATTATGGATAGTCAGAAATGCTAAAACATCAATGTATAATAAAGAACGTTCCTACATTTATAATAAAGCTTTTTATGAAGCTTTTTTGGCAGAAACGACTTATGGCAAAGAAAACATATTTGGACTCATTAGAAGCTGGGCAGAAGAGCGTGGTATATATGATAAAGGAGATGTTAAAACTCAATTAATTAAATTATATGAAGAATCAGGAGAATTATCCCAAGGCGTACTTAAAAATAATAAATCGGATATTATTGACGCTATTGGTGATTGTGTTGTTGTTCTCACTAATCTCGCCCACCTTGCAGGTACCGACATTGAAAGCTGTATTCAGTCTGCTTATGATGAAATATCTAATAGAACTGGCAAAATGGTAAATGGTACATTTGTAAAAACTACATTATAATGCGAGATAAAATAATAGAACAAGTAATAAATAAAATTAAATCAAGATCTGACGTTGGCTATAAAAAGTATGGTATTACTTTAGCTGATGACAATCAACCGCTTGATGCATGGCTACAACATTTACAAGAAGAATTAATGGATGCTGTTAATTATCTTGAAAAAGCAAGATCTGTATTAAGAGAAGAAATAGAAGAGTGTTATATTAATGATGCAAAGGAGAACTAAAAAAAGAGGGCCCGTTGTAGCTAAAAAGATTAGTTATGACGGGCATAATTTTGCATCTGGTTTAGAAAGATATATGTATACTGCTTTAAAAAAGCATAAGATTAGAGCAAAATATGAAAGTGAAACATTTGTTTTAGTAAATGGATTTCATTTTGAAAATGAATGTTATGAAAGACAATCAAATGGTAAAGGAGAACTTGTAAATAGAGGTAGTAAAAGAATACTACCAATTAAATATACTCCAGACTTTATTGGCGATGATTTTATAATTGAAACTAAAGGTAGAGCGAATGAATCATTCCCAATCAGATGGAAATTATTTAAAAAATTAGTTACAGAACAGTTTCCAGAATATACATTATATAAACCACAAAATCAAAAAGAATGCGACAGGGTAATAGAATTAATAAAGAACAAGAGAAACATATAGCGCGTGTAAGATATGCCCAAAGACAAATTGATAAATGGATAAAGTGGTCTATACAAAATAGAGGGTATATTAAATATAAAGAAATAGTTGAGATACACGACAAATATGAAATAAAATGTTATGGCTAAAGCAAAAATGAACTTTGTGGTTTTTAAGAAAAAACCTAAAGTTAAAAGACCGGGTGTTCATGCAAAAACAAAAACATCTAAATTAAAGAGTAGTAAAAATTATGTTAAACTTTATAGAGGACAAGGTAAATGAGAAACTGGGAACTTAGTATTGGGTTTTATTCTGGTATACTTTTTGGTATAAGAACTTACGAAGAAAAAGATTATGTGCAACATGTATTGTACTTACCATTTATTGATATATGTTTAGAAATAGATAAAGAATAATATGGGATTATTTGACGAAAGAATACCGTACAAACCATTTGAATATCCAGAGTACTACACTGAAGGATGGCTTAAACAAGCCCAAGCATTCTGGTTACATACCGAAATACCAATGTCGGGCGATGTTAAGGACTGGAACGAAAGACTTACAAAGTCAGAAAAAAACTTGGTTGGAAATATTTTATTGGGCTTTGCGCAAACAGAGTGTGCGGTATCTGATTATTGGACACAAAAAGTTGTATCATGGTTTCCAAAACATGAGATACAACAAATGGCAATGATGTTTGGATCGCAAGAAACAATTCATGCCGTAGCATATAGTTATTTAAACGAAACATTAGGACTTGAAAATTTTGAAGCATTTTTACATGAACCTGCGACAGCAGCGAGATTTGATAATCTTGTGTCTTATAGCGGTAACGATCCTGTTGGTATTGGACGTTCACTTGCAATTTTCTCAGCATTTGCCGAAGGGGTTAGCCTTTACTCTGCGTTTGCTGTATTGTACAGTTTTCAATTGCGAAATCTTTTAAAAGGTATTGGACAACAAATGAAATGGAGCGTAAGAGATGAATCTTTACATTCTAAAATGGGTTGTCAATTATTTAGGCATATGTGTGAAGAAATACCAACATTATTAGAAGATTGCAGGGAAGATGTTATTAAAGCAGCAGAAACAATGCTCGAAGCAGAAGAGCGATACATTGACAAAATGTTCGAACAAGGAGATATTGAAAATCTTAAAGCCAACGATCTCAAACAGTTTATTAGAAAAAGACTTAATGAAAAATTACAAGAACTTGGTTACCTCGACCTCGGGCAATACTTTGCGTTTAACCAAAAAGGAGCAACAAATCTTGATTGGTTCTATCATCTTACCGGGGGGCATACTCATACTGATTTCTTTGCTATTCGTCCGACTGATTATTCCAAAGCAAATGAAGGAGAAGATTTTGAAGATATTTGGTAGTATAATATTATTAATATTTTTAAATTGTACAAAAGAAAAACATTGTACAGTATCTAAAATATATACTGGCAGCGAAAATGTAAAAGAAATATCTGTTAGTGAAGGCGTAACAGTACTCAGTATTGAAAAAGAATATATAGTTGCATTAGAATGTTATTAAATGAGAAAATGTAATAAATGTCATAAAGAAAAAGAAACATCTAAGTTTAGATATGGTAAGCGTACTTGTAAAAAATGTGAATATCGATTTAAACAAAGATTTTTAAGAGCATTAATACATGACCGCAGATTATCCGCTGTTGAAAGACTTGCGAATAGACTTGGTTATATGGGTACTGCATTCATAATGATGTCGCCATATTTATTAACGCATAGTTATATTGGCAGTATTACTTATATTATTGGCGGAATACTATCAATTCCGCAAGTATGGGTTGCTAAACAATGGAATTTAGTTTTAGTAAATTTAAATGTTACAATTGGGTATTTAATTTATTTATATAATGTATAATGAAAGAAAACAAATTAATAGAGATGTGGAACAGAATAGAAGTGCTTGGTTCCATAGTACAACAAATGAATCAAGAATTAGCGAACCTCAGAGATTTATCTATTGGGACGATGAGCCTTGTTAAAAAGTTTGATGGGTACGATAAAGCAATTGAAGCTTTAACTGAAGATCTTAAAAAAGAAAAAGAAGAAACTAATGTGGAATAATAATTGGGTAAAAGGTGAAGACTACCCAGTTTGGGGTGATACCGAGGTATATAAGAAAACTATAACTGGTGGCTATTTATTATCATATGAATCGCCTAGAGATGCTTATATGCGTGTTGCAAGTGCTGTAGCAAAGCGTTTATACAAGCCAGAATTAACCGAAAAGTTTTTTGACTATATATGGAAAGGCTGGCTATGCTTAGCTTCACCAGTACTTTCTAATACAGGTACAGACAGAGGTTTACCTATATCATGCTTTGGTATTGATGTTGCTGATAGTATTCAAGATATTGGACAAAAGAATTTAGAAATGATGCTCCTTGCCAAGCATGGCGGCGGTGTTGGTATAGGAGTTAATATGATAAGACCCGCTGGTTCTAAAATTACAGGTAATGGAACATCTGATGGAGTGGTGCCGTTTTGCAAGATATACGATTCAACTATACTTGCCACTAATCAAGGATCTGTCCGGCGAGGAGCTGCGTCAGTTAACATCAATATTGATCACCCCGACTTTGAAGAGTGGTTGGAGATTAGAGAACCAAAAGGGGACGTCAATAGACAATCCCTTAACTTACACCAGTGCGCTGTGGTCGGTGACAAGTTTATGCGAAGACTTGAGAATGGCGATCAAGAAGCTCGACGCAAATGGTCCAAGCTACTCCAAAAGCGTAAGGCAACTGGAGAACCTTATATCCTCTTTAAAGGAAATACAAACAAGGCAAATCCAAATGCGTATAAATCAAATGGGCTCAAAGTCCATATGACAAATATATGTAGTGAAATAACATTACATACAGATGAATCGCATAGCTTTGTTTGTTGTTTATCTTCTTTAAACCTTGCTAAATATGATGAATGGAAAAATACTAATTTAGTATATGATTCTATATGGTTTTTAGATGGAGTATTAGAAGAGTTTATACAGAAAGCAAAAAATATGCGAGGTTTTGAAAACTCTGTAAGATCAGCCGAAAAAGGTAGAGCATTAGGATTAGGAGTTTTAGGATGGCATACTTTATTACAGCAGAATGGTATTGCATTTGAAGGATTATTAGCGCAGTTTAAAACACGTGAAATTTTTAGTAAAATTAAAATTGAATCTGAAAGAGCTTCGAGAAAGCTTGCAGAAGTATATGGGGAGCCGCTCTGGTGTGTTAATACTGGTATGCGGAACACTCATCTTCGGGCTTTGGCCCCTACAGTCTCTAATAGCAAGCTTAGTGGTAACGTATCTCCTGGAATTGAGCCTTGGGCTGCTAACGTATTTACTGAGCAAAGTGCTAAAGGAACATTTATAAGAAAAAATAATGAGCTTAGAAAAGTATTTAGAAAAATTAATATTGATACCAAAGAAACTTGGGATCAAATTTTGCGCGATGGCGGATCCGTTCAAGGAATTAAAGAACTCGATGGATGGTTTTACGACCACCTTGGACGATTAAATGAAGAGGAAGGCGAACCTGTAAAGAATGTATTTAAAACATTTAAAGAAATAAATCAATTAGAATTGGTTAATCAAGCAGGCATTAGACAAGATTATATAGATCAAGCTGTAAGTTTAAACCTTGCTTTCCCATCTGTTGCTGAGCCTAAATGGATTAATAAAGTTCATTTAGAAGCATGGAAACGTGGTATTAAAACTTTATATTATATGAGAACAGAATCTGTTCTTCGTGGTGATATTGCCGCTAAAGCAATGGATCCAGAATGTTTATCATGTGATGGATAAAAAATTAAGGGGCTTTGCGGCCCCTTTTTTTAATCTATACACTTTTCTAATTCTTTTACCTTTAGTTTAAGATCATCAATATCATTATCATATTTTTCAGAACTTTTTTCAAGGTATATTAATCGCATATTTTGTTCTGCATCATCAGGTAATGCTCCTAACTCGCCTCTAGGCCATTTAACTCGGAATTCACTATTCATTTGTAATTCCGATTCCATACGCATTACGGTAACATGCATAGCCTGTATTTCTGCCATCAATGTAAAATAAACTCCAGCTATAGAAAATAACCCCATAGCTATAGCTACAAGGGTTTTAATATCTACTTTAAAATCTGGTTTTCCATCTCCATCAACGTCAACCCCCGCTTGTGTCATATTTATTTTTTTAATCGTTTATAAATTCCGATTAAAGTATATACAATTGATAATAATAATACTATTAATTTTAAAGCTGGTTCTATTTCTGAAACTGAACTGAGTAATAATGCACCTGTACTAACACTTAAAATTTTTATGTCGCTCATTTCTTCTTAGTTTTAGAAGTTACAGGTACACAATTAGGTACTTTCTTACCATTTTTATTTTTAGTACCAATCATTTGGTATCCTGTCCAGCATGCTTTTTTCATCTTGTTTTTCTTGTATTTCTAGAACCTCTGGTTCTTGATTTTGAACTTTTATATATTACTCCTGATTTTTTAGTTTGTTTTTCAATCATACCTAAATCCCATTCAGACCATCCAAGTGATAATGCTATTGATTGCCATAATTCTGTTTCAGGTTTCATAGCAGTATAAATATGATCAGCTTTTTGCACAATTCTATCAACAGGTATATTTGCTACTGCAGATATAACTTGACCACCAGCTAAAAATGCTGGATTTTCTAAATTAAAGCCTTCAGTAAATACTTTTTCTTTTGATTGTTTATAAGTAAAAGTTTTGCCGGCTGATATTAATTTACGTAATTTAGAATTTACAGGTGGTGAAATTGTGGTTGCTGCGATTGCCGCTTGAGTATAATCAGGGCGGCTTGACTTAGCTTGATCAATTATTTCCATTATTACGTTTTTAGCGGTTGATGCTACAGCACCATAAACTCCAGCGCCGCGTAAAAATGTATCAAGCATTGAATTCCCAACTTTAAAATATCTTTCTTTTTCTTTTTCATCTTCTTCATCAGAAAATAATAAAGCAAAAAGACCTTGTTGTAAAGCAGAGAATATTATATTCTGTATTACACCATAATACATAATCTTACTTACATTTGTCTTCCAATCTCCTCTATTATTTATTAAATCTAATGCGGCCTTCTTTTGAATGCGAGCATATTGCATTGGTGTATTACCCCAAGCAAGTATTAAACGCCCTAAAGAACTTGCTTGTTGCATTGAAATTCTATCGGGTCTTGCAGATTGTTGAGACTCTTCAGCTGTTTCTTGAAAATCTTCAAATGCTTTCTTTTGTGCTTCTTCTTGCGTTAGTCCCTCTTTTAAATATTTATTTATTCTATTGCGATAAAATGTTGCACCACCAGAAGCGATAGCAAATGAGTCAGCAATTTGAGTTGGTGTAAATCCAGCTTTTAATATTGTACTTAATACTGCTTTAGCTTTATTTTTAGAGGTAGCTGCCGCATTAGCAATTTCATCAGCATTAATATCTATTTGTAAACCAGACCTTCTTTGCTTTAAAAAGTCTGATGTAAATAATTCAACAAAATCTGACCAATATTGTTTTTGATTAGCAAAAGCTTTAGCAGCATTTATTGGATTATTATCTGTAAAATTAATAAAGTTAATTGCAGATATTGTTTGAAGTAATGCAGAACGAGAGTTAAAGAACATTACAGTTCCAACGGAATTATTAATCCATTCTTGAAATGCTCTTTCTTTTTTAGTAACACCCATTCTTTTATTTCTGCCATTCCACATTCTATAAAGCATGTCATCTAATGACTCTATATATGATGTTCCGTATAACGCCTTAAGTTTATTTTTATTTTTATCAGAAAATATTATATCAACATTATCCTTCCATGGTTGCAAATATTCTTTTCTTTTTACATCATTGATATAAGAAACAAGGTCAGTTGTAATATCTCCTGCTGTCCAACCTGATGTAGGATCAGGATAACCATCAACATTTAATACCATTAATTTATCAGCAAAAGCTTTTAAAGCAGCATTATTACGAATATATTTTAAATTATCATTTAAATCGGCTTTACTCATACCCATTTCTTTTGATGTCATATCAACGCCTTGAGTATGCCAAATATATATACGTACAGAGTCTTGATTTCTAAAACCAGTTTCGTTTTGTTTATTTAAACCAGCTGGCACATCTTTTTTAATTTGTGCTTTTAAATCTGCCCAATCCCTAAGTGCTCTTTGTTTAGCAGCTTCATATTGTTGAATACCACGAGAAAATGGTTTTAATAAGTTTTCCTTATACCATTCCATCTGTGCATCACCAGTTTTGCCTTTGCCTAAAGTTGTGTATAGCAAACCTACAAAATCATCAGCATCATAAGGTACAAAGAATTTAAATTTACCTTTACCTCTTCCTAAAAGTTCTGCTTTAACAGGTGAATATTCTTTATAAAATTCTACGCCTGTAGAATCTTGTAATATTTTATTAAATTCAGTATCTAATGATTTAGAGGCTTTTACAGCTTGCGATCTATATTTTATATCATATGCAGATAATGTTTCTGCTACGGCTTTAACATTTTTCAATGCATCATCAGCAAAATATACATCATTATACCCTAAATTTAATTTAGAAGCAATCCAGTCAGCTTTTGCTTGCGGCGAACCGTTTCCTAAGCCAATTATATTTTCTAGTCTAAATGGCAACCCTAAACCTTCTAAGAAAGGTTGTATTGCATATTTAGCTTCAGCTGGTCTTGCAGTTAATATAAATAAATCCTCATCACCTCTTTTATCCAATATAGCTTTTGCTACATCAAACATAGGGCCTTTTTCACCTTCAATAACTTTACTAAATTCAGTAAAATCAAATTCAGCTCCTTGTTGCAATAAATCATCACCTTGTTTTGCAAATTGTTCAGCATTTAATTTTCCTTTAGTGCCGTCAGGCATTGTGTATAATACATTAGATTTAGATCTTGCTAGTGTATCATCAAAATCAAATACTCTTAATTTTTTATTTGTTGATTTAGAAGGTTTTATTACTAAACTTTCTGTTAATAAATCTTCTAATTCTAACTTAGGTAAATTTTCATTATTAAAAATTTCAATAACTTCTTTTTGATTATATCTTATTACATTTACGCTACTGCCTTTTATTAAATCACCATTTTTATCCCTTGGCCCATTACTTTTAAAACCGGTAGAATTTATAATTTTATCATAAGATTTAGGTATTATAGCCACTCTAAATCCTTGCATAATATCATTAAATGTAAATTTATAGTCTTTTATAGTTATATATTTAGCTAAATCGGTTAAAGTGTCAGATGCTGTTTGTGTATGTTCATATCTATAATCACTATCGGTTAAACCATCTATTTTAAATTGCAACCCTGGATAAGCAGCCGTTCTAATTAAAGCATTTATGCTAGAATTAAATGTAGCTAAAATCATACCTACATCATTTTTCGTAATTTCATTATTTGTATATAACTGCTTTATAGAATTTATAATTTTTTCTAATCCTTCTCTTTGCGTTTGCGCAAAATATAATCTATTTTTTAATTGTTCCCCTTCAAATTTTCCACTGGTAAATCCTTTTGGTGTTTGATTAGGGACTGCTAATATTGGTATTTCTTCTCCATTTATATTAACAAATCTTTTTCGCTTTTTATATTCTACACTATTAAATATTTTTTTTGCTTCTTCAAAAAAATCTGCTCTTCCTATAAATAAAAATTGATTTGTTCTAAAAGAATTTTCATCATTTGGGTCTTCTAATTCTTTTACAATTAATTTATTTAAATCTTTTTCTGGTATAAATTTTCCGCCAATTTTACCCCAACCGCCTTGTACTGTGGGTAATAAATATTGAACTGCTTTTTCAGGGCCTAATATTTTTGCTAATTTAAGCATTGCTTTTCTAGCAGATAATACTTGATTTTTATTTTTAAAATCTATAGCTCCAGCTGGAAGGTCTAATGCTATTCTAGCTTTACTAAATTTAAAATTAATAGGTCTACCAATTATACTACTTACTTTGTCTACAAAATTATCTGTTAATTCTATTCCTTGTAATTCTGCAATATCCATTGCTTTTTGCATAATAGCAGGATCAGATAATACCTCCATTGTGGCGTCTAAAGCAAATGCTTCTGACAATGCTTCCGCTAAAGCAGTTTTTCTAGCACCTTGAGTTGATCTTCCAACTTCATTTCCTAAAAAATATTTAATCCATTCAGCTTTACTTATTTTCTTTTTAGTAAATACTTTATTACCTTCTGCTGTTTTTTCTCTAACCTGTTTGCCATCTTTCATGACAGGCTCAGCAAATTCTGTTAACCTTTTATTTATTATAGATTGTGGTAATGCATCATATATAGCCTCAAAATTATTAGAAAGAAAAGACCTATAATCCTCTGTTCTACCCATTAATTTTGCAATAGGATTTTTAAGTTCTGTTCTAAAACTTTTTTCTAATTCCGTTTTAAAAGCTTTTTCTGTAATACTTGGTAATTTTGTTCCAAAAGTTTTTCTTACCGCATCAAATACAATTGGTTTAATTTCATCACCAATATTCATTTTTTTGCGTAAACTTTGTAATTTTTCAGATGGTTTTTCTATAACCTCTTCTGTAATTTCTTCTGTAGTTGTATCTGTAATACCTTTAGCTTCAGTTACATCTAATTTAAAATCAGTGTCTAATATACGATTAGCTGCTTCAATAGCTCTTTTTTCTAATTGGCCTTGAATATATGTATTTAAAGTAGCCCCCTTAGATATGTCATATTTTTGTATTAAATCTAATAATCCTCTTGGGCCTAATTCAATTTCACTTTGTAATAATTCAAAATCAAATCCAGGAACATTTTTATATTTATTTGTTATACGCGCAGTTAAAGGTTTATAGGCTTTTATTATTTCAGCAGCACCTTCTTTACCTTTTTCTTCATATATTTGATTTACTTTAATTGCTTCAGAAGCTTTAGATTTTAATATATCTCTTTTTTGTTGTTTTTGAGTTTTTGTAGAAATCAAAGAACCTGATATTTCACCTTTTGCTATTTTAATTTGTTGTAAGGTTAATGTGCCTTTTTCTAAAGAAGAATTAATATCTTTTATAAAATTTAACACATCTTGTCCTTTATCAAATTTTGCAGTAATACCTATAGTACCAATAGCTTTTCTTATTAATCCACTTATATTATCATCAACAATTTTTATATCACCAGTTTTTAATGCATCAGAAAATAAAGTCAATATTTCTTCTGCTTTTGAAGCTTTATCAATACTTTTATCTTTTTTATATTGATTTAATCTTTGTCTAAATTCTGAATTTTTTATTTGTTCAGGATCTAATCTATTAAGTTCTTCTTCTAATGCTTTTCCTAAATTTAATGCAGTTTCAGGGTTATTTTTTAAAGATTGAAATAAAAGGGCATGGATAAACTCATGATTAGCTACATTAACTCCCACTCTGCTTTTAGCAGCTTGTTCTTTATTTATAATAATTATTTGTTTATCAGTATTTTTATCTTGTATTATAAAACCATAATCATTAGATCCCTTTTTGTATTCATCAGAATAATTATTTTTTTCTATAAATTCATTTATTTGATCAGCATTATTAAAAGCTTGAATATCTAAATTTTGAACATATTTTGCCGCTTGTTGTGTTTTATCAATACCTTTTGAAACATCTTCAGCATTTTTTCTTATATTATATATAGCATTTTGTGCTTGATTTGCTTTTTGTTGTAATTCTAATATTAATTCTTTTTTTATTTCATCAGATAATTCATTATTAGAATTTATTCTTTTAATTTCATTAGCTGTAGAAATTAAAGTTTTAGAATAATTATCAATATCATTTATTTGATTTTCTGTTAAAGCAAATACAATTTTATTATTTTTTTCAACAGATGATTTAAGCTCTGTTATTATAGTATTTTGTCTATCAGTAATAAGTTTTATATCTTTTTCAGAAATGCCTTTTTGCATTTTAGATCTTTCTAGCATTCCAAATAAAGATACTTTTTCAGCAATAAAGTCTTGCTCTTCTTTTGTTCTTATATTAGAAGCCGCTACTATACCTTTTCCAGCTAACGAAAAGCCTGTTGCGCCAAATGCTCCTTGTAAAAAGCTTTCAATACCCTCTTTTGATTTCATAAAAGCCCAGGCATCATCCTCAGCTTCAATTAAATTTTTTCCTTCGGCTAAAGATGTATTAATATTTTCTAATCCGACATCAAACCATTCTTGTAGACCATTCGTGCCTGTTGTTAATCCTAAATCAACAATATTTTTTAATACAGAAGTTGAAGAATTAAATATTGAATTTGAAATTTTTTCTAGCCCTGCTTTTTCTAAACCCCATCTTAAAACACCAATTGCTGCCGGCGTAAACATTTCTAATTTACCTGCAGCAGCTAATTCTTCTAAATTTTTTCCAGTAGTTTCTGAAACTTTTCTATTATAATCAGCAACTGTTTGCCCAACAATTTCTAATCCTAATCCAGCACCAAAAGTTAGCCCGCTTACTGCCATGCTAGATCCTACGTTTGCAAAAGCATTTATTAAAGCCCCTGCTCCAAATTTTATATTTTCTTTTATTGTTTTGTCCTTGCCTATATCTGTAAAGCCATAGGCAGGCTCTATCATGCGAGAATACGTTTTTAATTTATTTTCAACTTTACCTAATTGTACTCTATTATATTCATTTATTTTTTTACCCGTTTTTTCGCCAAATATATTGTAAACTATATCTGTATCTGAAAGTAAAAAATGATATAAATATTCTCCATAATCATCAATTTGAGCAAACCTATTCATAGCCTGCCCAGCTGTATTTGAAATTGATTGACCTAAAGTTTTTGGAAGTTCTTTTTGTTTTTTTCTTTCTTCTAATTCAGCCGCAGAAACTCTTTGTGTTTCTTCATATTCTGTTATTGGTAAAAGCTGGCCTTGATCTTTAGGTAACATTTTTGGTATACCCATAAGATCCAAAGCGGCAGAAGCTTCTCTTGATTTATACTCATTTGCGGTTATTATAACTTCTTCTAGTTCAACAGGTTTTACTGCCCAATTGTATTCATCAATTTGCTCTCCTCTTAAAATAATTTCACCTTCCTTTGTGTATTCCGATAAACCATTTTCCGGCTTGGAATCCATAACGGGTGCTGCATTTTCCTCCACAACCGCACCCGGTGTTGTGGGAGTTGTCTTTCCCAATTCTGCTGGTTTTCTTTTATCAATTAAACCATCTTGTTTTGCTTTTTCAATATAAGAATCAATATCCATATTAGATTCTTTTGCTGATTCTTCTACTTGCTCTAAAGTAATAGGCATTCCGTCAAATTCAAACATATTTTTTTATTTAATTATATCTTGGTAAAATACTAGGAAGAAAAGCTTTTTGTATTTGATTTAATTGTTCGTCTGTTAAAGGATAATTATTAATATTATAAATTAAATCAACATCATTTTTATAATCGTATGATGCAATATATTTTGCGAGCGCTGCCACACCCTCTTTTGTTTTTAAATCAAATTGTGCATTTATTACCTTATTGTTATCTTTATCAAGATCATAAAAAGTAATTTTATTATTTTTAACTTCAGTTTTATCAGGCATACCGCTTTTTTCAATAGCTTTTATTGGATCAGATATTATAGAAGTTATTGTTTGATCAGTAATATCTTTATTGCGCTGTCTTTTTTTATCCGCTTCTGTACCTGTATCAAATTTATCAGCATAATCTTTTTTATAATCTTCATATGCATCTGTAGCCGCCTTTTTTAATTGGCTTTTAACCCATAAATTTAAATCTTCAGGTTCACCAAACTTTCCATCATTATCCATATCAATATTGCTTTTAAATTTAGCAATATCTATATTACCATTTTTATCTGTAAAATCCGCTATAGTAACATATTCTGGCATTTCTTTTCCTAAATAATCAAATGCGATTGACAAAGCTTGCTCAGGCGTAAAATTTAACCCAGATATAGTCGCATCAATATCTTTGTTAAAACTATCTAAAGACTTACCTTTGCTTGCGGCTTTATCAGCAGCAGCGTTAACAGTAGTAAAAGCTGCAGTAAAAGCTTCAGTGTCTACAGGTATATAAGTTGGATTTGCAATTTCATCAAATGGTATTTCAAAATTTTTATTATTTACTTTTACTTTTGCTATAATTTTACTCCTTCCTTCTTCGTCTTTTTCTGTTGGAGAAAAACCAAGCTCAAATTTTCCACCCATAATTTGATTAGAAATTTCTATATCTTCAGATGAATTAATCATACTAGGCTCTGCATCTAAATAATTTTTTAATATTTTAGGCATTGCATTTGCTATATCATTGCCCCTTTTAACATCCTCATTTATGCTTTCTCGTATCATAACAGCTCCAGCTTCACCAATATCTCCTCTTAAAATGCGATCATTTAATTCTTTTGTTCTATTTTTAGCATCTTTCATCATTAAAGTTAATAAAGCTTTAGATTGGACAGGCATAGTATCTATAGACCACTCGGCTTTTTGAATTTTATCTAAAGTTTTTGCTGCTAGATTTTGTCTATTTTCTAAAGCCTTTCTAAAAGCCTCTGCCTCTAATTTTCTTTTTTCAAATCTAAGCTCTTGTTGTTTTAATTGCTTAGCTTGTTGTCTTTCAAAAGCCATTTGTCCTTTTTCAACAGCAGGTGTAATACTAACATATTGTTCTGCGCTTGCAGCCCCTACTTTTTGCGCTAAACTTGGATTATAATATCTTGATGCCATAATTAAAATTTATTTTTAGCCATAATTTTGATCTTCACCACCAAAACCTGGAACGCCTTTAGCCCCAAGAAATGCAGCGCCGCCGGCCCCAACAGCCTCAGAAACTCCGCCAATCAAATCTTGTTTAGCCTGTTGTCTTGCATAATCAGTTCTTAATTTTTCTTCAGCTGACATACCAAGTAATGTTTCTGTTCTTCCTAATTCAAACTCTTGCTGTTGAGCAGCGCCTGCAGCTTCCAGCTGTTGTAACCTAGATGCTTCTCTCGCTTTCATCATTTCTATTTCTTTTTCTTGCTGGCTAATACTAGCAGATGCAGCTTGTAAATTTGATGCTTGTTGTTTTGCTAAAGCTTGAGCCAATGCTGCAGCACCCATTCCTCCTCCTCCGCTTTTTAACGCTTCTAATGTTTGAGCTAAGCCTTGTTGCTCTTGTTGTGCTTGAAAATCTGCTGCTGCAGTTGATACTTTTAAATCTTCAAAAGTATTTTCTAAATTAGCATAAGGATTAGTAAATTGAAAACTTTCATAAGCTTGTTTTCTTTGCCCTAATTCTAAATTAGCCGCTTTTTGTGCTCTTTTTCTTTTTCCAGAGCCAAACATAGAGCCAACAGATTTAATTATGCCAGGAGCCGCTGCAATAGCCGCTATAGCTAATGGTGCAATTGCTTTATGCACATTAGGATCATTTGTTCCAAATAAAAAATCAATTAATATATTCATCTTAATTACTGCTTAAAAATACTTCTGAACTAACTGCAAATATTTCAGCTTCAGAAGTTGATTCGTTCTTAAATTCTACTTCGGCATAATAACCTATTAAGCCAGATGTGTTTATTTGACTGTCTTTACCAAAAAATATAAAAGATGTTGGTAATAAGCCAGTTGCATCTCCATCAATAGTACATACAATAGAGCCGGTATTTATTTCACCAACAGGGCCTATTCTTTTTACAGTTCCGTTGTCATTATAATAAATAATATCACCAATCTGCAAAGATGCGTTTTTATTAAAACTAGTATTTAGTGTTATTTGACTCATATTGTTATTATTACATTTTAATCAAGCATGTTAAAAGTTTTTTACTCTATTGTAATAAGAATCCTGAAATTTGTAGTGTAAATTTATCTTTCATGCCCGCATTAGCAGATAAATGCAATGGTTTTGAATCCCATATATAGCCATCACCAGCCTTCCAGTTGTCAGATGTTTTCCAAATATTATCTTCTTCTGATTTATATTGTAGCATATGCCCTACTTTCCAGTCTTCAAGATATATATTAGCTCTAACCTTTAATCTTTTATCATCAGGAAATTTTTTATTTATTTGATAAAAAGTATCTCTATGTAAAGCAATTGTATTACCAGGAGGTTGTAAAATGCTTGATATTGTAACAACTTCTATACCTGTTTGGTTACCTAATTCTTTAAAATCAACTTGTTTGTCCGTATACCAAAGCTGTTGTATTACAGTATTATCTTTAGTTAAAGTTTCTCCAAGTCCGTATTCTTCATGTATATCAGTAAGCTCGTGTAATTGATGCGCTAAACAAGTTCCTTTATGTACTGAGTAGTCTTGCATTGGAGGTAAAAAGTAACTCCAATCATAATTTAATTTTATTTTTCTTAACATTATAATATATATTTATCGGTTATAACTTCATCTATTCCTGTATTTTCTTTCATCCATAAAGCTTCTTTGTAAGTATTTAATATTGGTTTCCCCTGAATATTAAAAGAAGTATTTAATAAAACCGGATGATATTCTAATAAATCATATATAAATTTATTTTGGTCTTTAGTTACGGTTTGTAATCTGCAAGTGCCATCTACATGCGTAATACCTGGAAAACTTTTATCTATAACTTTAACGTTATGTGTCATCCATTTATGTTTACCAAAAGTTTTAAAATACTTATAAGCCTCTTCTTCTCTGCAAATAGCAGCAAATGGCCTAAACCATTCTCTGCGTTTAACTTCTGCATTAAGTCTTTCTTTTACACCGGCTTTTGGAGCACATAATATAGATCTATTGCCTAAAGCCCTTGCACTATATTCTGCTCTGCCCTGTATAATACCAATTATTTTATCATTAGATAACATATCTGATATTTCTTTTATAGATATATTTTTTGCTTCTGGCATATTATCATAAGGTTCAGAACCTAAATATGCGCTATCTATTGGATTTTGTGGTTTAATTAAACTTAATAAGCAACCCAATGCAATACCTCTATCATCTGCATTTGGCGAAACAAAAGATTTATAAATAGAATTATTTAATATATTCATTGCTCCACCCCCTGCAAATTGTAATTTTTTATTTGGATATTGAAATATAAAAGGCATTACTATATCAGCAAAGTTTTTTTCAAACATATATTGCGCTGCATATGCTAAATTTTTAGCATTTTCATCTATTTGATTACAGCTACAAAATATATCAGCCCAATTTTTATGAGCAATATCTACTTCATTAGTATTACTCCTATTATAGAGTTCTGTAACATATTCAAAAAGTTTATAGTCTCTTTCGCCATAAGCGGACAACCCCATTATTTTTCCAGCATAGGTTAAATTTCCAACCCAATAATCTTTTTCTTTATTTATGTCATTTATATAGTGCCCTAATGCAGCATATGGTACACACAAATCTTTTTGTGATTGATGTATTAGTTGCAATGGACTTCCTTTGCTACCTAAATATATATTAAAATGCCCATTATCAGATCCGCCATCAAAAGAAATAATTAATGATTCTTGTGCTTCTGAATGGTACATTACATTATATGCATGGGCATCATGATGAGGTACATAAATAATATTTTTAGCTCTTAAATGCTTTGTTTGATCTTGTGGCCATGAGTTTATCATAGCGTAATCATATTCTTTTACATTGTATTTAGATTCAAAATAATCTAATATTTCGTTCAATACTTCTATTGGGTTTGGTATTGGATGATAATAAAAAAATGCAGCATTTTTTATTTTAACCCATCTTTCAAGTTCTATAGCCTCAAGTATTGTTCCGCCATAAGATATGACTATTGTAGAGTTATGTGAGCCGTGTACTCCTAAATTAAATTTTTCCATAATATAATTCTCCCCATAAATCATGCCAGCTATAAGCCTCTACTTCCCATGGGTATTTATTGTATTGTATTTTATTTCTATTAAAATTTAAAGACTCTCTATGGTTGTCTATTTTATTATTATACCCTCTAATTATATTTATATAATCACTATAAGTAGACATTCTTGAACCAAAAAAATTATAAGCATTTGCACATATTATAGTATCTAAAACTAATTCTTTGCTTTTACTTTCCTGTATTAAATCTTTTAAAAAAATTATATTGTATTTTTTCTTTAAAAAATTAAATAATGATAAGTCTTGTTCATCTGTGGCTATATATAAAGGCACAGAATTTCTAACTTTACCATCCAATAATTGCTCAAGATTTGAATATAAATCTTCCGTCCATTTTGTTTGTGTAAATTTAAAATCACACCTTCTTATATGAACAGCATCATAATC